AAGCCCCGCCCGCTTTCCGGCAATGGACAAGTCCTGGCAGGGGAATCCACCGCAAATAAGATCGGCTGATCCTGCATTTTCTTTCGTGACATTCTTCACATCCTCTATTTGTTTTACGCCCGGAAACCGGCGAGATAATAATTTCAGGCAGGCTCGATCAATCTCGACCTGACCAACACACTTCATACCCGCCCGCTGTAACGCAAGGTCAAAGCCGCCAATTCCCGTAAATAATGACAGAAATTTCAAAGTCTGCTCCAACCTACCATGTGCAGGGCTTCGTCAATGTCATGGATCACGTTGACTACTCCGCCCGCCCACCGGATTTCCAGGTGAGCCTCGATTTCACGGGCGTTGAGCGGTTTGCCTGGCAACTTGATCTCGACCAGGTAGACGCTGCCTGCATAGATAACCAGCGCATCAAACCCGGCAAGGATACCGTTCCGGTTCTCCAGCGTGGACGTGGTGGTATTTACGGGCAGCGTCAAGCCTTCTTACATGCCACATCCAATCGTCTTTATCCTTCAAATCGTTTTCGTCCATCTCGCCTCCTCGTATTTCATCCTTTGCAAATCTTACATCTGCAATCGTTCACAAACCATTTCTCTGGCAAGGATACACCGCTTTCGTCAAAATACTCAAATCCAGCATCTTTGCAGTTTTGGTAGGTAAATGGTTTCCCGTCTAATTCCGGAAATCTCCTGGCTCGGTAATCTACGAAATCGCTAAAGTCATCCACATAACCCATCGCCGCTGCTTTAGCCTTGCCCTCTGTGTCTGCATGCATCAATGTGCACCACACATCACCGCTATTGACTATCCAAGCTCGCGTACAGGGTTTCGTTTCGTTAGCCTGCTCTGTTTTGGTTGGCATTTCCCTCTACCTTTCTAATAGGCATTGCAACGCAGGTTACTCAAGTAATCATATGCTTCTTGACCCCAAAATTCTACATCATCCATTCAATACCTCCTCTGGCGGATTGCTTTCTTCGTCTTCGCGGACCCAATCGTTAATAGTCCTAAGCAAACCATCTCCTCGATCCCACAAACGGGTTATGGCTTTGTCTAGCTCGGTAGTCTCTGCCGCATCTTCGTCCCACTCTTCAACAGCAGTAATGTGTTCTCTGCTTAGATCCTGGTAAGCAACTATAATTGCAAACTCAGTTGCTTCTTCTTTGTCAAGAGCATCCACTATGAAGGAAAAGTCTACCCTGTATTTCATTTGAATTCTATCTCGTACACAGCGGCAACCTGACTGTACCACCAGTCCTTATCCATACCATTGTAGAATACCATTAGCGTGTCGGCAACATTTCTAAGGGTCAGGCAGTCAATCGCTTCTCCAGCATCCACCCTTTTCCTTAGCTGTTCTTTAATCTCTCCGTATAGTTTATCCATCATGTGATGAATTACCTTTGGTATTAAATACGCCCGTCTTGATAGCAATGGCAATATAATAATATTCAGTTCGATTAATCTCTTTGGGCATAGGGAGAATGCTACCCCTATATGCATCGTACACCATACAAACAAAGAGAACAGCCTCTACCTGAGGCCCAAGAGCATCAGCAAACTCGGCCCATGTTGGATGTCGCATTTTAGTATCCAAGCTCCTTAAGAATTTGCTTCTCCTCTTTGGCCCTCAGCTCTTTCACTTCGTCACCCCAACCTAAGTCTATGCACTTGTTCAGGAAAAACTTAGTATCAAGGCTCATCTACTACTCTAATCGCGATAGACCAACACAGATTTTCGTGAGCCCACTTAGCCTCTTCTTCCGTTAGCTCGGTGTCGTCAATCACTTCATCGAGCCCATGGAGATCCAGCATCCAGGCGAAACTCTCGGCCACTTTCTGACGTACTTCTTCTTTATCAATCATCGATTAGTTTCCTCACACCCACTACGATTTTGCGACCATCGCCATACACCTCAGCGTGAGTCCCGCCGCGGCTCCATGAGTAGTCCAACTGCCAACCCTCCGGCAGCTGCAGCTCAACTGTTGAATGTTTCCACTTCTTACCCGTAGAAACATTCTCTTCGTCAACAACAACTTCAACTGGTTTTGCTGGTTTCATTTTGTAATCTCTCCTGTTCCTTCAAGTATGGACGCGCATGAGTCTCGCACAAATGCATGGTAAACTGCTGGTGAGACAGCTCGCCGATCTGCGTCAGTAAGTACATTGACGCTCCACCGCAACGCTGAATCTCGCCGCCCCAGGGAAAGTGAATTGTGAAACGCCCTTCGCAGGTGAAATATACTGGCTGATTCCACTGGTTATACGTTACCTCATCGGGCTCTATTGATACGAATTTGTTAGGCATTTTTAGTCATCCTCGTAAAACAACGCATGAGTTGCATCCAGAGCAAGATAGTAGTGTCCATTGCCGCAGCTACGATATTCCTCGGAGTACCATGCTTTAGCCTTTTCTGGATTGTACTGGTAGCTCACATCATAGCTAGTTCGACCGTCCAGAGCAATCTTGGTCTTGCTTTCCAGCGCCCACTTGATATTGCTCATCTTGCGATCATTGTCATATTTTCCCCAATACATCTTCTTAACCCTGGCGGGTTGATGCATGTGCCACAGGATATCTGTAATAATACTGTCGCTATCCAGTAGACGAGGTTCGATTGCCCGAATTGTATCTATCCCGATCGGGCTAATTGTGTCCGTATAGCCAAGAGTTTCGTATGCAGTGTACGCCTCGCGGATCTTGTCGTACCCAATTGACAGCGCCAGAGCAACATTAGAGGCAACCTCCTCCCACAGCCCAGATGCTTTCAACCTGGCAAGCACTTCCTCCCAGGACTTACGCCAAATTTTCCCTTGATCGCGCTCGGGTAAAGAGACTTTTACTTCAGTAATATCCCATCGACGCAGCCAATCAGCATCGAATACAACGCCATATTTTCGTGATCCCTCACGCATAATCATCAAACGTTTTGTGTGCAACACTGCAACTCGACGATTATGTACTCTGCCTTTAGCTGTAGTCAGAATAATATTTATATACCTACCTGCAGGTATATTCTCCAGCAGAAAGCTGTCTAATCCAGAAAAGTTGTCACCTGCAACAAATTGCTTTCTCATAGGAATTTCTTTACCCATTTTCCCGATTTCCACTCCCAGACATACTTGCTGTTACGTCTGGGCGGTTTGATCTGGCGAGTTTCCGTGATATGCTCGCTGCCCTCAGTGTTAATGCACCTGTAACCACTTAATCGGTCATCATAAGCAAACACGTTGTCGCCAAGATAGCGAGCATCGATAGATTCATCACGGCCATGAAAGAAATTCTCCCACGGCAACCTTGTAACCCATAAGTCTTTCTGCTCCACAGGCTTTTCGCTGTCAGCCAGCCACCCAAAGGTAACCGCAATTCTGCCCTTATAGTTTTCGAAAACCCACATTCCCATTTTATTTTTTTACTCCGAGACAGTATTCCCGTCTGGTATCTTCCATCCCATCTCACTTGCAAACTGCAGAAAGGTACCAGAGTCCAGACCATACTTGTCAAGATAGTCCTTGACAAACCATTCAACGCTCACAGAATGCCAATCCAGGCACCCCATTCTCTGGATAGTGACTGCTGCACTTTCGACGATATTGTTCTTGCTGGGCAATCGTCTGTTACGCAATGTCGCAACAACAGCCTTTTGGCAAACTCCATTGCCGTCAAACTCCAGAATCTCAAAAACTATATTTAATACATACCCTACAGGATCGCCCCTTGGATACCAATATAGCTCTACAGCCCCATCGGGCTGCCTTGCTCTAGAAATCAATACAGATCTACTACTACTCACTCAAGATGCTCTCAATCTCGCTTTTCAGCTTATCAAAATCCAGCAGTTGGGCAGACTTCATATTCGCTTCAATGTCCGGATAGTTCATTTCAATAAGATCCAGGGCAAGTTGCTGTCGATCGCCAATGTTGAACGGTCGCCATGCCGAAACCCATCTGGATCCACTGTTGTTCATTACATACCGATTGAATTCCTCAACAGTAGGATCACCACCTTCGCTGACAAGAATGTGATGCATGTCAGATAAAGCATCAGACACGTCACCACTTGCAAGATCGCGCAATTTCATTTCAGCAGAATGGATCTGGTCTTCAAGAATACTGATTATGCGCTGTACCTTATCCATATCCACATTCTGTTGCGCAATCTTACCAACCAGAACACCGGTGACAGAATATGGATCCGGAATAGCAAGTTTGCGTAATTCATCTACGATCTTGTCCCAAGATACACGCTGCAAAAGCGCATGCACCAGATCGCGATGCTGTTCAACCATGTTTAGTGCCTCGACCTCATAGCCATGCGGCACATCGTAGTCATCCTTTTCGATATTTAAGGATGATCCACAACGCGTGCAGCATGCCAGAGAGGCGTATTCCAGGAACTCCTTCATATCAGTACCCATCACCGGCTGACGATTACCACATTCGGAACAAGTTGCCAGGAAGATAGCTTTGAGATCTGCCCATTCACGATAACTACTATTAGAAAGCTTAAGTTGGTAAGACTTATTCCAAACCTCATCCAAGTTACCCTCAGAATTAGTATGCACCTGGAGAGGCGTAATACCAACACGGATCTCTTTTACGTCATCGACATAACGGCGCATCTGTTCTGCATGAGTAGGAGCAATCACTTGCTCACCATCGGTATCGTAGTCTGATACAGAGATAACCACGATACCATCAGGAAATGGATTACTGTTATAAGGACTACCCCAGCCTAGCTCACGCAGCATTTTTTCGGTAGCAGCCGCGGACTGCTTGCCCTTGCCACTGATTAGAGCAGATGCACCAAGCGCACGTGCAACACCTTCAAAATCATCGAACTGGCTATCCTTTTCAACGGCCAGGATCACGCGCAGGGTGGGATACAAAGGTTCGGAAAACACTCTGTACATCCGACTTGAATCTTCGACCCACAAGTCCTGATAGGTAACGCGTTTGCTCTGCACCCACCCGGCATAAATCTGACTCAGGCGCCCACTCCATTGGATATCGTTCATCTCGGCAACGCCCATTTGACCAGTCTTGGTCTTGCCCGTAGCAAATGCGAGGTATTGCGAGAATTGTTTGAAATACGCATACCAGTGACGACGAATACCGCGTCCCTTAAAGGTACTGTCAGGTCCGCCAATGCGATCGTAAATATACATCTGCATAAGGGCGGCAGCACGACAACAGCCGTCCAGATTGGGCTGGTCTTTGCCATTTAGCCTACTGGCTATCTCGACAAATGACTTTGGATCATCTCTGAGCCACAAGACAATATAGTTGTCTCCACTGGAGGCAGCCTCCCTAAACATCTCCTCCACTCCATAAAAGTCATATCGTTTTGCCGCAATAGCCAATAAGCTACGCTCGTATTCCTTAGCGAGTGTATACCAATTTGTGAATTTATTCATCTGTAATCCCTTCCTATATGTGTATGTACAAAACTCTGGGCAGTATTTTCTGCCCATTTCAATACAAGACAAATCAATGCCTCTTTATCATCTGCTCCCAGATCTGCCAATGTATAACCTAGATCCAGAAGCACATTCTCAAATGATGCAATCTCTGTATCAATATCGATAGAATTAACAAGATCCATTTTGAATTAGACTTTCGCGTTTTGCCTGTAGCTCAATGTTGCACTGCCAACATATGCAAAACCAGGATTAATCGTAATCTCCTGCAAAACTTTTCTCTTACAGGACGGACAACTTGTGCTCAAAGTATCGTATTGCTCCATTAGCTTTATATGCCATTGCTTTCCCTCGCTAGTTGATTGACCTGTAATCGGATATTAACAGCCTCTGCCTTCACGGCCTCAACATCCATGTGGTTTTCGACAACGCCAAGCACGGGAAAGAGATAACCTCGCGCTTGAATCAGTAAAGACGCATGCTGCCATGCAGCATCTAGACCATCAGCTGAACCCAAGTATGCAGGCATTGTACGAGCACCGGCATCCCAACTCATATTTTTGGGAACATAATACCCAACAATCAAGAGTATTTCGCCCATATTTTCCAATGCTCTGCGTCACGATGAAATAGTCCTGGATTACGCACAACAGCATTCACCTGATTGCGTATCCAGCGTGGATCATCTTTATCAAACTCGTCAACTAGAGCTTTTACCACATCTTCTACTGCCTTGATGAAAGGCACTTTTCGGAGCATCATTTCATCAAGAGTATCTGCAATACGTGTGCCCAAAGTTTCATCAGCCCCCATTTATCAACTCCTGAATATTCACTTGAAGCTCAGTAAGAATTTCTTTTGCTTGCCCAGGCGTCAAGATCTTTACCACAATTAACATAACGCCATCCAGATAACAAGAATCAGCCAGGAAACTGACTGTTCGGTGCCCTTCTGCAGACTCGCCAATAATCACCTCCGTACGCAGGTTAAGATTAGCCATGGATTTTCTCAAGCAAATTTGTTACATAGGCATCCAATTGAATATCACTGAATGCCATTTTCGAAAAAGTCTCCGTAAGCACAGAATCGGTTACAAAGCGCATCTCGTGCACCAAGCAGGCAAATGCAACGCGACTAAGCCGATTAAGCTCTGGATGATTTCCGACCATCAGCATCACATGAGCCTGAGTCATCGCATACAAAGCGCACAAACGATAATCAGGCCAATCTTGCTTTAGTAATTGATAAAACCCATCACTTTCAGCAAGATTGTCTTTCAGCAATTCATTGGCAAGCAACACCAATTCTTCTTTAATTGTTAGTACGTGTGTCATTTAGCTTTCTTTCAATTTCGTCAACATCAGACAAATGCAGATCTACCCTGACCTGTATGGCTTTCTTAACCAACTCCAACTGCCGAGTGTCCTCAGCCACAACGAGCAATACACCACCCTTAGGAAGAACAGCTATATAGCCATCTGCGGGCAAGGTACCAGGCGATTTGCGCACAATATTTGAGAGTCTCTTGCGAAACTCCTCAATAGTTAAGCCACCATCCTTTTTTGTCTTTACTATTTCATCAACAAGTAATTCGAGAGCCTCCTTTATACTCTCGTCTATTTGGTATGCTTTAGCAAGCTGCTCCGAGACATCTTCCTCGGACATTGCTTTTTTGACTTGTTCCCCCCGATAAATGGCATCATCTAGCAATCGACGAAGAGTCGGAACAGCAAACCTTGCCTTCTGAAAATTCTCAGCAACGCTAAAAATCTGCCAAACAGGAAACCCATTTGCCTCCATAATCGGAGTTAGCGTTCCACTCAAAAATGCTAGCTCGCTCATGATGGGTCTGTTTTCTTCGTTTTCCATTCCTTTGTAAAGTTCTTGAATATCGGCTATCTCAAGATACTTAAAATAACCATATTTCTTTATCTGGTAAGCAATCATGGCACCGACACGCTGCAGGATACCGCTCAAATCATTTGATTTCTCAAACGCCTTCAGATGTGCTTCTGCCATCAAACGCGCATGTACATAGGCATCATTGTAAATATTCTCAATTGTGCTATCCACACTAATACCTGCGCGATTGGCCTGTTCTTCTACCTGCCCCCAGAAGTACAGGCTTACCAAATCATCGGCAACTTGTCTGAGATCGCTACTACTACCAGAGATCCAAGAAGGTATTCCAACCACCTTTTGAGGAATCGCGTTATCATTCAAGAAACAATCTCTCCCATAACATGAGTTGTTGGAATAAGCCAACTACCACTTTCAAACACAAGCTCATATTCACCCAAGTATATTTGCATTAAATCATAGTTCAGGCTTTTCCTATTATCAGATATCTGGTGCTCAATTTGCTCCCATATATAATAGGGAAAGAAGTAAGCCTTACGTGGTTTCATCTTGGCATTAATGCGATTTTTTCCAATAAGAAAGAATAACCAGGCCTCTACACCACGTTTCTCCCAATCAGCAAGAAATCGCTTTTGATGATCCTCGAGCTCGTTGAATGCTATACGATCAACATGGCCACCCTTACACTCAACCCACATAGGAGTACTCCCTATAAATACAAGATAATCTACAATAGACGAACGTTGCTCAGCCTCGCCCTGCATACGCCTGGTAACAAAAATAGGCTGATGGCAATTAGGGCAATAACGAACATCCTGCCACTTATGCGACCACCACCCAAGGCGATTGGCAAGCTGCTTAAACTCCATTTCAGCTATTTTTGCTGCCATCTTTCATACACCTCCACAAACCTCTTGCACTCTGGACAATCGTCCAGGATTACACCAGAACTACATCTGGCATGATAAGCCTCAAGTAAAGAAAGATACTCCTCCACAAGAGACTTTGATTGTACAAACGCAGGACGTAACATGGATACCTGCCGTGCACGAGCAATCTTGTCGTTTCGCACAATATCAGCAACATTTGTTGCACTTACCGTGTCGCCATGTTTGATCGCTTCGATCACTCGCTGCTGATCTTTCTCGCGTAACTTGCTTATAGCACGCACAGCAGATTTACTGATTTTTCCCTCTGCTGCTGCCGCAGTAATCTCGGGCGGAACAATCAGGCGTACTGCCTTATTAACTTGCTGAACACCCCAATGGAGTGTTCTGGAAATCTTTACCAGATCATCCGGTTTCAAGTTGTGGATATCCAACCCGAGATAATCTGCCGCCCGCATTACTGTATCAGCATCTGTGAGCGGATTATCCGATCGGTTGTGCTGAGCAATTGCTGCTATAAACATAGCCTTATCCAAGGAAATGTCCAGAACGATTGCAGGAATCTGATATTCCTCTGGATCGATTTTTCCCATAATGAAAACATCTTGTTCAGCTGCGTATCGCAATGCTTTTATACGACGCTTACCATCTACGGGAAAAAGTTTACCTTCGTATTCGCAAAGGAGAACAGGAACAACAATACCCTGAGCTACAATGCTCTGAATCAAAGTATTATCTGGTTCAGCTGCAAGAAACTCCGGATGACTACTCGGAATAACATCTCTGAGTTTCACATAAGTATTTGTTGCTAATGTATCGTAGTTGGAAAATAGATCATAGTTCATAAGTATCGCTCCCATCAAGCTCCAACTCGGTCACGTCAAATCTATCCTCAAGTTTTTCCTTGAGTTCAGCAAGTTCTTCGGTAAGTTCTTCGCCGACAGTTCTGGTTATCATTATCTGCGTGATCGGGAAATGCATAAAGATAGCTGGCTGCCAGGACTCCACACCGATAGTTGGCGGAAATACCCGATAGTTCAGCCCATGCTTGTTTTTACGTACATAATTCCCACTAGCATTAAGCATTGCCTGAGTAATTGGTATCTCGCATGCCCAATGTGCAGAGCAATGATGTTCCCGGATGTACGACTGGTCGTGTACTGGATCTACGCGAGGTGGTGTTGCCCAGCAATGCCATTCCTGCGCACTGATGCCATCAAGTTCCGCCAGATATGCCGGAAGTCCGTGCTGATGTATTAGCAACCATTCACTATATCCTGGAATAAGTTTATCAAAATCCAAATTTGGACTTACCTTACGTGCCCAACCCTTTGACCGAACTTCTGTAAAGTAATCCATCTTGTAAGGATAATCCTTCATCCCTACAATATCTAAAACATCATTGATGTCAGGACCATCATCAAACAAACGGGCAACGTGGAAACCCTCAGCACTGTCATCATCAATAATACGGGGCCATATTTCAACCCCCAGAGAGCTCATTCCAGTAATATCTACAGGAATAACTGGATCATAAATCAAATCACTAACAGGAATTCCGTATGGAGACAAGGGACAAATAATGTAAACACTGTCCTCCTGAATATCTCCGCAACCTTTGTCAATTGCTCCCAATGTTGCCATTTAGGATCTCCTTTACAGCACTCTGTGCTCGACAATATGCACATGGCGAACCCAGAAGATCAGACTCGCTTGTACACTCACATTCAACGTGGAATTCATCAGCTAAGTACTCAAAGGCCTCGTACCACCTTTTTTCATCCATGCTTGCCAGATGTTCTAGCAGAGCAACCAAGAGGTAAACAGGACTTATCATTGTGTATATTTTCTCCTAATAACACTTACCGAATTGTAACTCATATAGCCTATCCTGTCAAGAGAAATTCAGATATAATCTGAATATGGATATAACAGGAGTACAAGAACGACGGATAGCCCAAGTAACAGCAGTTTTGAGGCTAACGTTGTTGGGTCACTCAGTAGTAGATGCCTGCAAGGAAACTGGCATAGACGCAGCCACCTACTATCGCTGGCTTAAATCTGGATTGCCAGAGATCGAAAGTTTTCGGGCAACCATCCAGGCAGCACAAGAAACACAACTGCTTGAACTTCTGGTTGCCCAGCAACGCGGTCTCCAGGACATAGTCAAAGCAATTGAGGATCCAGACTTGCCCATTATGCGCAAGCTCACTCTCATGACCTATATTGACGATGCGATTGCTGAACGCCAGAAAGCCCTGGGCGTTAAGTCAACTGCAGACAATGCTGAGGAATACATTCAGCTTACCGGACCCGTGACATCCATTGCAACTGGCAAGCAGTTAGTTGATCCTGAAATGTCACGCAGTCACACAATCAATATCAAACCCCAAGCTGATGGATCGGTAGATCTAACTCTCTTTGAACAGTCCAGAATTATCGATCTTCTACCAAAGTCACCAGAACATGAGCCAGATTTACCTGACTCTTAGCGACTTCGTATTTCACCGTTTCTGCCTTTAGCCTGGTTTTTTCATTCAGCAAAATTTCTCGTTCTTCCATAGTGTATCCCTTTAGCTGAGCATCACGGACCATATCGTTCTTCCCATCAATGATCCCATTCAGAATAAACTCAACTTCCTTATTGGCCAAGTTGAACTCAGCACGCATAACCGCTACGGATGCAGCAATCATAGCCGAAAAGCTTAATTCAAGTTCATTGTGCAGCGCTACTAAATGATCAGTAGTAGTAATCTTGTTCATTGTTCCTCTTTTCTTCCCCGCATAGTTCTGGCTAAAAACATGAGCAAATAATCATCAGGATCAAAAATTATTTCGATCCATAAATTTTCCAAAAGTGGACTGGAGGCTGAAATTAACCCAGCCTCCAGTCCAAATTTTACTTAGAAGGGAACGTTCTCGTCTTCCATCTGCGCGGCAACAGGATCAGGATAGCCATTACCATTGCTAATGCCACCCTCATCCTCGCCACGAGAAGAGAGAAAGCGCACGGTGTTGGCGGTGACTTCGAAATTGGCGCCCGGTCCATTTTGCCCCTGCCAGATCTTGGGTCCGCCCGTCTTGGGGTCAGGATTTAGCCGTCCCTCTACCAGCACCTTGCTGCCTTTGCGCAGGTACTGGTTGCAGGTCTCGGCTGTCTTGCCCCAGGTGGATACGCGGAACCAGATGGTTTCTTTGACCAGGTTGCCGTCCGAGCCGGTGTACTGGCGGTTGGTGGCGACGTTGAAGTTCGTCACCGCCTGACCGCTGGGGGTGTAGCGCATTTCGGGATCGCGGCCGAGATTCCCGACAATTATGATGGTGTGGTACATATTTTTACATACTCCTTATTTAGCAGGTTTACCGAGCCATACTTGGCCACGGAGACCACCGGGAAATCCCTGATGGCCATTAGTGTTCGCGACAGCAATCTTATCACCCTTACTCGAAAGACCAAGTTCGATGCTGGGATCAACCACAATCACAAGCATCCCATCCACGATGGTAGCTTTGACATTTCCGCCAACAACAATCATATTGTTTAAATCAATAGTAATCATGTTTTGTATTTTCCTTATTCAGTTCACAGACTTATGAACATTCCTTCATCACCAAGAGATTGATCTCCCGATCAACACGCTGCAAGCAGCTCAATAACGTTATTCCAACTGAACTTATTTCATAATCACCTCCATCAAAAACAACCAGATAGTTTTGATCGGCAAGCATCTTGATATTCAAGTCGCCTATCTTCAACAAAGCCAGAACCAGATCTTCAATCATTGTAATTTGACAGGTGCCCAGAGCACCCTCCTGCTGCGAAAATAGAGGAGGAAAGGTAACTTATAGTAACTCCACAAGGGCTTTCCAGTCCCCCGTGTATTCCCCCTCTTCATAAAGAGTTGTTATTGCCACAAACTTTTTCATTTCATGCTCGGTAAAGCCATTTTTGGGGATTCGATAAATAGGCTCACCATTATTCCATCCCCCACTACAACTACATCTCCTATCCCCATGCCCACAATGGTGGTTCTGGCAGCCATAGCTATCATAACCATAATAATCCCCCGGCTGGCACTTGGAGAAATCATCTAGTGTATGGATTTTTAGTGCATACCGTGCTATTTCAAGTGTATCTTTTGTAATCATCTTCTCTACTACTCCTGTTCTGAATATACCTGGTCCATCAATACGGATTCTTTCGTATCTTCTGCCACATTGTTCGAAATGGATTCATTGTATGTTTATCCTGAAGAATTTACCATGCGCTTGTATCCACAATCCGGGCACCAGTAGCAATGGTCAAAATTGTCGAAGGGATTAAATCCCAGATCTCTTGCTTCTTTGCCATAAACCTCCCTGCTATTAGGATGCGAGCATCCTAGTCTGAAGAACCTAACCTTGAATACTCCATCACCCCATTGAGCAGGAAAATAATTTCCCTTGCCCATGAGATCGCTCTCGTATCTACGCGACTGATATCGCTCAGCTGCAGCCAGAGCGTAATGTGGAAAGAAGTAGTAATGGACATTCCAATGATTGTCCAATCCATCCCATCCACCTGCGCCAGTATATTTTTTCTGAACGTAAATGGTATCTGCGGATATTTTATATTCACCCTTCATCCAAGCTATGCGCGGATGAACATTTGCCTCACTAGCAGACACACAAACACCCGCAGGCACAAAACTTGCATACTGTCGTATAAATACGTCTACTGGAAACTCTAAGGGTATTCCCATAAGCAAATGATCTCCTACGGACTTATAATAAAACCGTGGATTTGCCATAAGCGGACCCTTGCCCCAATCCAAGTAGAGCTGACTGAAACTCATACCAATCATTCCATAATCAGCAGCAACTAACCTGAGAAGGAACTCATGGTACTCGATCTCAACATGGGGATCTGGTAGCCTTTGCTCCTGCGGCCACTTGAGCCCAATATACTCAGGCTTGTACTGGCTATCGCTAATAATTCTACTGAATCTATCGTTCGTTTGCATAATACTCTCCAACGTCACTATCGATCTTTTTAAGGCATTCTTCCAGTGAAGGTGCGCTCCACGCAAATATCAAGTCATATGTATAAGCATAGACCTCAACCGAAAATACAGGCCCCTCCTAATAGTAGTTAATTCGCATATCGCCCACAGTTGTGAGCAGACTAAGCAAAAGATCCATATTGCTGTTCCTCGACATTGTTTTTGTTCCTCTTGCACCTGGTATTCAATTTCACTGGGTTTCCGTTACTCTGGCACCTAGACAATCGCGTAGAGATTTATCCTCATGCTGGATCCAATAGAATTCCTTACTATGAACAATCCGCCTGATAGGCTTACCGCAAATAGGGCAAGGTTTGCCCTTAGTCAAGACCCAACGAGCAAACCAATCAGCCAGAGACATTTAACAGTAATCCTTGAGTGCCTTTTCAACCCATTCTTGTGGCACAGTATCCTGAACTACAATACAACGGACTGGCGTACTCTCCGAATTTGCTTTAGTTCGCAAATCATTTACTGGTCTACCTTTGACGATACGCCAGTAACGCACAAAGTAACAGTCAAGTGGACCAAAAGCAGAACTACGACATGGTCCACTTACAATAAACCCAGGTTGAGATCCATTTGGATAATCAAATGCTAGTGGGTCTTCAATATGATCGGGCTTATAAATAACCTGATCGCCTCGATGCAAATTGCTATTTGCCTTATGTAACTTTGTGCTCATTAAGTCAAATTGATTTCCACATCCATAAGTAATGAGTTGAAGTCTCACTTACCATTCCTCCATAATCACTTACTTCACATATCCTGCATTTTGCAGGTATTTCCATACCTGCTGCAGTGTCCGCATTTTATCTTTGAAAAAAGCAGTAACTAGCTTGCCTTCTTCGTAAATCGCAATTCCCCACTTCTCATCTATCTTGCAGACAAATGCTGTACGAGAGGTATTAGGGTTCCACCAAGTTTCTTGCATACCACCTGATCGGCAAACCCGATCAATCTCCAGTACATCATAACCATGCCTCTCTACTGCATGGTCGGTAGTTGCCATCACTTGAGGTAAACCACCAGCCATAATCATAAAGAGCATTACAGCAACAACCAACGATAGGAATAGCAACAAAACACTACCACCACCAGAGCGGTGATAAGTTTCTTCGGTCACAACACCGCGCTGATCCCACTTTGTAGCGAATTGTTTAGCCATGATGAAATACAATCCACCAAGCCTCATGAACAGCATGCCAAAACATACCTGGTCGGCTATTCCAAATTACAGCCCAGGCAAATGATAATCTGTCTCTCATTTTTTTCTCCCTACTTAGTAGCAATATGGAATACCACCTAAATCAAAAAATGTTCGAAAGAGATTGAGTTCATTCTATACATAGCACAAGCAAACAAATGGCTATTGTTACTGCAAGCAACACATAGCCAATGCAACCTTTCATTAAGAGAACCATGTTTGTAGATATTTATACTTATCAATTACCGTAATCTTCAACATTATATTGTGCATGATTTATCCTGGTACTTGTCTCTGCATCCAATCCACTTCACAAAGGAGTTCTTGGTTATCATAACCAAAAACATCCTCGTCACCACAGTCCACGCATTTGCCACTCACAGGCAAAGGCAGACCAAGTTCTTTACGACCTTCTTCCAGTATTTTCTGAGAAAAGGGTCCAAATTCATTTTCCTCAAGGCATACTGGATTGTAGGAAAAAACCCAATGCACATAACAGGCTAAACAGGTACATGAATACAAATGACCTGCTGCAATTTTTGTACAATTCCAGGAAAATTCCCTATCCGCTCTGGCTTTTTGCAACCATTCCTTATAAAGAGATAGGACCATTTCCCTCGATCTCCTTACGGATCTCAGCGGTTTCAATTGCAGCCTCTTCATCCACCTTAGCCTGGATCTCTTTTGAGGCCGCAATTGCCATAGAGGCAGTCTTATATCGTGTATCCGCGTAACGAATCATTTTCCCCTTTACACGTGCTACAGGAATATAAAACTTATTCCCATCAGACGTTTTGACCTTCAGATATCTATCTTTGTCTTCCACGTTTCTTCTCCTCGCATTCAGATGTTATCTGAATATTAATTTTCCTGGATGAGATAAACTGAGACACAAATTGCAAAAACCGTGTTTCATCACAGCCATAATGTCGAGTCTTGTTGCCATCTGGATAAACAGCAACAAGATACCCGTCTTCTCTGGAAATTGAAACGCCGGCTGCCTTGATCTCATTAATCCTAGCAATCATGTCTTGAACTTCGTCAGACCGAGCAATTGCTAATTCGAGCGTTTCAAGTTGCTCTTTTAGGTGCTCGTTCAGAATATTCAAAGTGCGGATCTTCCGCAGCTGGCGTTCATCATAACGTACTAGACGCTCCCGTACCTTAAGGTACAAGGACAGCCGCCCCTCACTCCAAGATGAAGTTAATACGGTAAGAAGAGTCTCGTATTTCATATGTCAAGCAGAATTGACCAATCGGCAAAAATCCAACTACTCCCATACTGTCTCTTGCCTACAGAATCTCGACAACATCGAAAGCCCCAACCGGCGAGATGCTATTCCTGCGCATGATGACAATAAATGGTCTGTATCCCAGACCCACCCGCATGTGCTCCATCAGGAGCACAGCTACTGTCGACAACCCTGGCAGATGCACCAGGATTGTGGATCTATCGCCGATTAGGTATGGCAAAGATTGTTCGTAAACTTTGCGCACCTGCGGAGCAAGTGGCTTATCCAAATCCATCTGGCATGGAATATCAACCAACTGGACAGGACCCCTTTTCATCATTTCTTCAACCTGACGGATTTGTTCCGCCGTCATGGCATGAGAAAAATTAATTAGAATCATTCTTGGTCTCCTCTATACGGAATGCATTCTCCTTCGATCCATTCATCTCCATCCCATACTTGCCAGGAATTCCTGGCGTATGACCATATTGTTCCATGGTCCCCAAAGCCCACGGACTCTGGCACTTCTTCTCCCGGCGGGAGTGCAACCCACAGGAACTGGTCCTCCGGTCCTGTTTCACTCCCAAAGTAGTAAAACAGGAGCTTTGTCAGTACCATTCCCTTTGGAGGAATGGGAACAAATTCCTTTACCGGCTCTAGCGAGGAGCCAGCTTTGTCTACCCACTCCGCCCACTCCCAGTCATCCAGACTAGGAACGCCACCTTCTGGAGTCCAATTCTCTGGGCTCTGAACCCGGAAATTTGTCTTCCCTCCACCACCCCTGGTGGTAGAGAAATTCCAGCCGGTTTCCGTCACGGCCAGAATCACATTCTGCATATCCGGGTCCCAGTTCCTTGAACGATATCGTTCTGGTGTTTTTATATCCACCCAGAATACAATACCGCCGCCTTCCTGATATCTAAAGGCAGCCTCTCTCCGAGAACCTAACCACATACTGTGATCGTCCAAACAAAACCATGCTACACCATTGTAGTCCATGATTTCTTTACAAATAGGACACCTGGGATTGTCCTTCTGTCGATTGGCAGAGTCAGCCATCGCTAACTCCGCCATGATTGTGCCAAATCCTTTGGTCATTTTTTCTCCTATAAAAGTTACCACACGTGGACGAGGGCTATGCGTCCAAACCGCCCATTCTTCTGTGCTGCCGGCACATTCTTTGCCACCAACGACGCTTGCCACCTTCACTGGGGTGGAGATTATCCCCAAGGTCAATATACCCCACATAAAGTCCCTCGTGGTATATCTCAATCAGGGAGTCAATCGCCGAGGCATAACTGCTCAAGTACTTTATTGATTGCAGTTATGCTCTCATTGTTCTCCTGCCAGCATGATACCGCACGGTATCTATGCTGTCAAGGGTTCAGATAACATCTGAACTGTTGCAGCCGGTCGCCACAAACCCCTGGAGGTCTGGGCGACCGGCAGTTACCCCATGCGCTTCCAGTTAGAGCGAACTGGCACGTAAGCGCAGGTCAGGCGCAAGGGCGGTCGCCACACAAAAAACGGGCGACCGCCCACAGGCTCTGGCTAACGAATCAAAGCTGCTAGATTACAGCAGCTCGATCGTGTAACCGTGTGCAACCCAATCGGCAACCTTTTTGGCAGCAGCACTCACTGCCTCTGGGCTGCCGGGCTTGAAGTTCTGGAATAGTACGCCAGACTTCATGCCCGTTGGATAACACACACGGTAGGACTTGCCTTTCGGCAAGCCTGCCAGATCAACCACAGCACCGGTGCTGGTGGGCATTACGGTACTGGACCCCTTCGGCGGAGGAGGGTTGTCCCCGATGCGCCTGAAGGACTTGGCAATTTCTTGCCTGTCCTTCAGTTGCCGGACAAGAACCTCCGCGGGGTTCGCCGCGGTGGCTACCTCGATCACATTAGCCGCCATGTTGGCGGACTTTGGACCAAGGCTTACACCGAGCGCCGCTCCATCTGCCCAGGCGAACAGAGCCCTGCAGAACGCGAACGGGTTCGAGCTGTCCGCGTCTGGGTCTGTCTGATCAGACCCCGCGAAATCCCATTCTGCGTCGTAGCTCGCTTTCGCGAACTCGCCGTCGAACATGCGCAATTTCTGCACATTGCCCGACGCAGGCAGAACGTGATCCGGGATCACGATCGTTTTACCATCAACGACGAGGTCGTTGAGGTAATCGCCACCAACCCATCCGACAAATCCGGTGCCGTGTTTAAACGTCACCTTCTTTGCCGATGTCAGGAAGATCTGGTTGCCCAGAATCCAGCTTTTAGCAATGATGCGTCGCATCGCGGCCAACGCCGAAAGCGCACCAGGCAACTCTTTGATATAGAGCTCCTGATCGCCCCAGCGATCATCGCTAATTGTCTGCCCGGGGTGGGCCAGTAGGAGGTTCCCGTAGGTTCCCTCCTCGTTCATCGCGAATGAAAGGACAAAGTCCTTAGTACCCGCGATGACATTCATGCTGAGACGAGTCCCAGCAGCAGGCGTGGTTTTGGTGGTTGAGATATCCATATATTGGTTTCCTTACCGACCGGGCCAGCCGAAGTTCTCCTCAGACAGCAGGAGCTCGGCTTCAAACTTGGAGAGAGCGTCCTCAAGAGACGTCCCTCCGCAGGTACAATCAGGATCGTCTGACAGCCAGACGACCCACTCATTCAAGCCAACCTGCTTCACTGAAACAGGCTGATCCTGAATCATCAACTCCTGTACCCCCTTGGAGTTGGCGAGGGCCGGAATCCCGGACATGGCTAGTTGTCCACGTCCGGGATGTCCTTCCCGGCCCGCGGTTGCCCGCGGTCGGTGCTGCGGCCCGCAGCGCGCAGACCCAAGGCGCGCTGCATAGCTGCGCCCATTGAGTCCGACAGGCCGCCGCGCCCGCGGGTGTGGTAGCGGATTACGGACGTAACTTTCGCGTCCTTCTCCGCCGCCCCCGCGAGCTTGCGCGCCTTCGCACAGGCTCCCCAGGCGTCGGCCAATTTCGGCCGAGCCTTTTGGCGCTGCGAATAAAATCGCAACGCCGTTACTGCCGCGACCAGCCTGCGAACAGGCAGGTCGATGCGGACCTTCTGCCCGTCGAGGAGCGTGTACTCCTCTCTCAAACCGGCAGCTCCTAGGAGCTGCCGTATCGCATCCTCGGTTGCCGAGTCATACAACTCGGCCTTTTCCGGGCCTGTTAGGTCCATCTTTGAAACGATCTTGTACCGCCCGGAGGCGGCCAAGACCGTGAAAGGAACGAGGTGCATTTCCTCGCCCTCTCTCGTTTCAAAGACAGTCCTTCCATCAAGGATCGCTGCCAGTACGCTAGCGTGGTGGTCGATCTGATCGTCCACCAGCCGCTTTGCAGCGGCGATCTTATCGGCGGCCTGCTTTTCGAGCAGGCCGGCCTGTTCGGCGACCGCGGTGCGGTCGCGCTTCAGGAGAGCAGCTACGGTCTTATCTGACCGTGCTGCCGCGATCCAGGCTTCCCGAGCGGCAATTGCCCGCTCGAGAACCTCTAGCTTAGCCTTGGCGGCATATTTGCTCGCCAAGGCTAGCTTTTCCTTCAGGAGGGCGATTTCGCCCTCCTTCGCCTGGATCCCGGTCACCACTGCTTTTGCAGCGGCGACCTCCGCATCGCGCTCCGCCCGGCGCTTCTCCTCAGCGGCTTTCGCCGTCGAGATGAGCGCATTGATACCCTTGAGGGTATCCTCAAAGGCATCCTCGTCCTGGAAGCAGTCTATCAGGGACTGAAGTTCCGCAGTTCGTACATGGAACTGCAGAGCCTCGGCTCTGATAGTCTTGATTGAGGAGGGTTCAGGCGCAGGCGCAGGCTCGGGCTCGGGCTCGGAGTGGCGACTGCCGTCGCCCTCCAGCAGTCCGACAGGCTTTGGGGCAGGTTTCCTGCCCCGGACAGGCTTCTGGGCGGGAGTTGCGGTCCCTTGCCCAGCGGATCTCGCGGCGTACCGCGAGTTGGCTTTCATCTTAGCCAACTCGGCCGCGATTTCCTTCGCATTTCTTCCGGACATGTTTGCCTTTCTGGGGCCAAAGACCCCATGAGGTTGGAACTAGCAGGTAACCACCTGCCGGGGTGTATTTCCCTAACCCCCTTTGCCGACCTCGAGCTTGCGGATAACCTGATAGCCGTGCGCGGATTCTTGGGTACTGCGCCGGTTCGCTCGACCAGGTCTTTCATCCAGCTAGTGCTGGGCAATGTGCAGCATTAGACCATCGCCAGGGATTGTGTGAGCAAGCGCTCTGGGTTTGTGCGTGTCGTTCTGGTGCGCATGGTCTATGCTGCCTATCCTTCTCTCTCCGAGAGAGAGAACTGCGGCCTTGCACCGCCCTCGGGCTCTCACCGAGACACCCCCTTGCGGGGGATGGGGAGTTGTTATTATTGGGTGACTCCTCCCACCCGTGTTGAAGACGATCTGGATCGTGGGCATCCAGGTTCGTCAGCACCCGTAAGGGTGCAGAAGCCAGCACACTGGCGTTATGTACGCCGCTTAGCGGCGATTGGTTCGCATGAGGCGTGGGAAATGGATATATTTCCCACACACCTCACACGTCTCACCGTATATGTGAGCGTGTAAGGTGCGGGGAACACCGCACTTCCCACGCCGCAGGGCAGCCAGGTCCCGATTATGGACCTCGACCATTTCTGGTCGATAGTCCATCTCGGGTAAGGCCAGGACCATGTCTCTTATGGCCCAGACCTTTGTCTCTTCGACCTTGGCAGCCTGCGGCATCGCCACAGGCTTTGGCTCCTTGCGCCCAAAGCCTGTGGCGTGACGCCTCGGATAACGGTACTTCGGTTTCCCGAAGTTTCGCTTTCCCATGGCTCTCCTCTAGTACATCCACTTGCAGAGCCTATTGCTCTGCTTGTGGGCGAGTGCGTTTTGTTGCTGCTTACGCAACGCAACGCATGCTTCGACTAGCGATTTTTCGGCCATCCCCTTCGAGAAGAGGATTTTAGCCTCTTTCTCCAGGGACAGGGCCTCTTTGTAGGACTTGTACAGTCCCCAGGGGCCCCGGTGCCGTTTTTCGGCACTGGCTGAGATTTTGGGATTAGCCATTCGAGCTTTCGCTCTCTTGGCCTTTCCTTTCTTCTCGTTAGCCATTTCTATCTCCTTCTTTCTGGGATACCTGCCCGTAGTTGGTCTACGCCTCTCCTGGTGGTGCGAGGCGCACTGTGGCCAACAGTTGCACTCCTCTACCCAGGCGGGCAGGCTTGCCGTTCATGCAGTCAAAGACTGTGTGCTGCAGGCTTGCACGCACATGACCAGGGACAATCCACCTACTCCTATTAGTAGATTGCCCCTGGCTTCTGCCTACAAGCGAAACGGAGGCTTACTCCAGAGAACATCTAGGGGACAGCGCGCATGTTGTCCTCTATGATCTCCTCTGAGACTCGAACTCAAGTGTTCCACTCGGGCATAGCAATAAAGTGTTATGGGGGGGGAGGGGGTATGTTCACTTCTCCTCTCCACCACCCCCTTATATAGTCGTGCGAAAAATATTATGGCGAAACAGCCTGTTACCATTTGCGTCTATCCCGAAAACAGTCGTTGGGGGGTGGGTAATAATCTTTGCGGCTTGTTATTATTGAGTGTTTTGCATACTGGCAATTGTGAAAATTACCGATTGTGTCTACGGCAATCTGATATACTGAAGTAGGAGACAATATACAATGGCAAACATACAGAAGGTGAAGGTTCAGGTGAAAGTGGACTATGTGGAGGCCAGGTTGGTGGATGTGCTGGTCGATGGGAAGTCGATAGAGTTCGAGGGGGCGCAGTTGTACTGGAACACTGATGGGGAAATTGACTGGTTGGCTCTCCAGATACCGCGGCAGTATCTGGACATACTGGCGAGGGTGGTGTAGGAGATGGCAAATATACCTGCAAGAGCAGAGATAGCGATCTAGATTGATGAAGATGGCGAATATTGCAATGAGTTATCCTCATGTTTCTGCACCTGAAGCAGGCTTAAGGAGCCACAATAAATCGTGTAAGTAAATACATGATATTGATTGATATTCATCGATAATTCACCATATTTTTTGTCTAAGTATCACTTAAACAAAGCGGCACGTCTGTGCCATCCTTCCCGCAAATACTGAGGTGATGGAACTTGGTGGTACGGGGGTGCCGAAGATAAAGGATGTGTTAGCAGACGGCAAGAAGATCATCTGCGATGGTGTTGAGATGCGCTGGACTGCGGACTATAAAGATCACTTGTTGATACAGGTGCCTGCAAAATTTGTGCGGGTGATGTATGACATAGCAGTTCCGAAGGACGAAATAGATGGCGGCGATAGTGATTGATCCATTTGATCACTTTGATTGGGACGACGAATGACGATCAGAGTGAAAGCCAGGGTGATGAAGAAGTTAACGATGTTGCTTCAGCCAGATGATGTGCTGGTGACGCATGAGACGCTTGGGCATGACATCATCGCCATAGAGAGAGACGGAAGCATCATCGGGCACTTGGATCTCGTGAAGGCGAAGGTGGTTTACCAGGATAAAACTGAAAGTTTTTGGATAGACTCGCCGTAGCATTGTAAAAAAATGACAGAGATGTTACAATATTGACATCTCCTTGAATTGGGGTTTTGGGAAAGAACACGCCTGCTCTCCTCAGGCGTGTTCGCATTTATGGTAGAATTTTTGCAAACACACATGGAGGATGCGACAATGCCAAACACAGCAAGTTTGCTAGTAGAAGGACCCGAGTGGGAAAGGTTGGTTACGATATGGCTGGAAGAAAAGAAACCAGCCTTGATGCAGGTCGGCCATATCACCTACGAGGTAGCGACGCCGGACGGTCAGGACAGTCCGGTTTTTATTGCCAAGGGGAACGAACAAGGGATGTACAGCAGCACCAGCTTTATCTCTGGTGGGAAGGTGAGGAAATGAATGACGACTGTTTTGAAACTTCCCTGGAGGATATTGCGACTGCGCTGGATGCCCGTGGTTACCCGTTTACGGTAAGGGTACAGCCATCGCCAGGGGCAAGCAAAATCACCTTGGTTTACGTGTTTGGCATGGAGGCTGTGGCTAACGATCTGGCCATGATACATTCGGGTAGAGCGGGTGAGTTGCAGGTAAGCATAGCGTCTGTGTGGGAGGCGCGAGATCGATGGCGGCGCAACCTGCAGGTTCATGGCGGTGTCCGTGAAAAAGCTAAGTAAGGCGGAAATTGAGATTATCCAGGTTGGGCTCTCGTCGCCAGATAATCTCGATTACTTTTGCAAGTATTGGTACAACAAGGGCGGGGGAGAAGAGAGCTATTTCAAGTTCGACCGAAACTTTACGTCTGAGGGTGCGTGGCAGAATAAGTTAGTGTTCGCCAGCCAACCCCTTATTGTGGGCGTCATGGGAATTGGCAGCGGCAAGACGCTTGGAGTCGGGATGGCCGGCTTTACATGGGGGATGTCTACTGAGAATTTCCGGTTTATGAATGGGGCAAATTGGGCATACCAGAGCAAGCTGATGAAAGATCTGGTTATGGAACAAATCATTGACACACCTGCAGAGGATATGATCGAAAAAGAGGTAGATACACCATACCCAAAGATCTCCCTGGCATGGCGCATTGGTGGTGCAACCATCCGCTCGACAATGGAATTTATGAGCATGGACGGGCAAGCTGCTAAAATCTTCTCCTGGCGCGGTGATTGGATTAATCTGGACGAGGCTGCCCTGGTCAAAGACCTGGATATTGCCCTGATGAATCTCTCAACACGTCTTACCGGCAAGACTTCCAGAGGCAGAGAGTATCTGGGGCGCATGAGTCTGATGTCTAACCCTTGGGATAACGATTCCGCTTTGCATTTGTACTATTTCTACGACTTGGCGATTGACAGTCCAGGGGATTGTTTAAGCATCAGTATTCCAACAAGCGCGAACAAAAACGTCACGGATAGGCAAATCAGCAATGCATTGCGGTTCGTGCCCGAGAAAGGGGAACAAGAAAGGTTACTTGGAGGATTGAGACCGGAGGGGAAAGGGCGTTTCTTTACAAAATCTGGTATAGCGAGCTGCTCGGATCCGTATATAAGCGAATACATTCAGATGAAATCTGAACAGAACACGCCTGGATACAGGACAATCAACGAAAGCGTGCTCGGATTGGTCGAATATGAGCTGCCGCGCACGTCAGATTACTGTTTTCTGGTTGGGGATCCGGGTTTTGGTAGCCTACCAGCACGCAACGCCCCTGTTTGCGCCGTTATTGATGCGTCCAGGCTCCCAGATGCTCCTGCAGCGGTTGTTGCCTTTTGGTGGGGGAATGGAGGAGGTTCAATCGGCCCATTTATCGAGAGATTTTACTCCTGGCAGGCAAAATATCGCCCTATTTTCAGCGGTGTGGATAGTACGGGGCCTCAATCCGGTATGGTTCAGGTGCTTAATATTCAGAGATTCTGGGATAGTGGTAACATGGAGAACATGCGAGCGTTTGGGGCAGATAAAATGATGCCTATAATTGGTCTGGATTTCTCTACAGGACGCAAAATGAGCATGCTTTTGAGCCTCAAGAACATGATAGAGCTGGGTTTGATCGTCTGGCCGTCAAGCGCGAAGGGCATTCGAACCCAGCTACAAAGCTATGATCCCCTGCTGGACAGGGGAGGAGAGCCGAAAATTGCGCAAGATATTGTGGCTTGTCTCTCAATGGGTGCGTTTGTTATCCGTGCATACTACAACCTGGCTTTCGAGGTTGAGCGGAAAGACAGCGAAGCGATTGCAGCAGACCTCGGTGAAGTTTTACGCAATATCCGAACGCCTCAAGACACCCGATCTTACAGATCTTGAGCCTCCGGACACTTCGCGGAGCTTCAGAGGGGGAGATTCCACGCGTCCTGATAGAGGTTATCGTCTTTAGTATTGACATATTCGTAACTAATCGTACAATAGCTTTACACACACCTTACACACCTAAAAACACCATCTTAGACAAAGCACACACGCCCATGCGGATGGTGCTTTTTGTTTTCATCGCCGGCAACAACTTATCCAGACCAGATGATAGGTCAGGCCGCACCCGAAGGCATTGACCTTGGCCCATTTAACCTAGAAAACCTGCACGGATTTCCTGATGACTTGTATCAGGCACAGCGCACGCGCTATGCCAACCTGGAATACTGGTTTGACGGTCGGAAATTCGAGGAAAAGCAGGTTCAGGGCGGGCGCACAGTCGACAAGTATCCCATACGCCTTAATCCCATCCGCGGTGCCGTTTTCAAACACGCCTATGCCCTTTTTGGAGTAACCGAGGACGATTCAAGACCCCTTGCTCCTGCAGCGATCAAACTTGCAGACAGCAAGAAGGACAAGGCGACTGTCACGAAAGGGCAGGAGTTCCTTAATCGTGTATGGTATGCCAGTCATGGCAGATCCATCATGATGCGCAATGCAATTATTTCTCAGATTTATGGGGGATGTATCTACAAGGTATCTTATGTTCCCAGGCAGCTTTACAGGCGGATCCCGATCAGTGTCGAGAGCGTGCACCCAAGCAACTTCGTTGGCGTCCCTTTCAGCGGTGATGAGTTCCGACTGGAAGAAGCCTGGGTAGTGCGGGCGATATCCATGGACGAAGCGGAGCGCAAATACGGCGTTTCGATCAAAGTATCTCCCGGTGAGCCGGTGTATTATATCGAATACTGGAATCCAGAGGAATACAAGGTCACGATCAATCGAGAACCAGTCTGGACTGGTGCCTACGATACCGGTGGCAAGAAAGTTTACTACGATGGTGAAAACCCTTACGGAATTGTCCCGATGGTCTATACCCCGCATATCCGAACGACCGGTTTCTACGGCGACAGCCTTATCAGCAGTAACGTCCAGGGGATTGTCGAGGAGCTCAACAAGAGAGTGGCAGATTACGGTGATGCTGTCTCTGATGACAGCCATCCCTATTATTATCTTACCGGTTCGTCTGGGCGTCCAGATCTTTATGAATTAGCACCCGGATTGCGCATTATTCAGCCCCCAATCACTCCTGCGATCACTGGTAAGGAGGCACCGGCCGAGATAGGCAGCCTGGGGCAAACCAAGTCAAGCGCGGCCACCAAAGAGCTCACCGAGGAACTTTATGACCATTTCCGGCGCGAAGCCTTCATCCCTGCTGTTGCAGATGGTGAGGACGAGGGCAGCCAGCGGTCTTTCTTGACCCTGGCAATGCGCATGTGGCCGCTGCTCTCCCATACTGCAATCGAGCGCATTTATCACGGCGATGCGCTCAACTTGATTGACGAGTACATTTTTAGGATAGGCAACAACTGGAATCCCTCGGAAGTACCCGAGGTGCTTCTGGATGCGCGCATTGAACGTCGCTGGGCGCCATTACTGCCACGCGATAGCGAGACATTTGTCAATGGACTGGTGAGTCGAGCTGGTGCTCATCTTGGATCGCTGGAACACCTTCTGTCTCAGCTACCCGATATCGAGGATGCCGAGGAAGAGGTTACCCAGATTTACTCCGAGATGGAGAAACTTGCCAAGATGCAAGCAGCGGCTCAGCCCAAACCCCAGCCGCAAACACCGCCCAAGAAGAAAACTATCGGAGGAACAAGTGGACGAGATACAGGAAAACCTAGCAGCAACTGAGGCCCAGAACACTGCTACGGCTACCACAGTGGTCGAGAAACCGACCGATTGGCAAGCATCCTATAAAGGCTTGCAAACCGCCTACAACAAGCAGCAGGCATCATTAGCTGCCCTGCAGGCAAAGTTTGATGAGCTTAACGAGAAATATGCCGAGGTCGACCAGGCCGGAAAACTGTACTCTGCTGAAAAGCAGACCCTGCAGGGACAGATTGCAGAGATGCAGTCTGCCGTCAATGCCCTTACTGCCGAAAAGGCCAGGGTCGAGGGAACCCTCGCTCGCCAGAAACTCGTGATGAGCGACTACCCAGATCTTGCACAATTCGAGGCTGCAGGGCTTACCCCGCAAGCAGAAAGCCTAGAGGAGCTGAAGGCCAAGATGGAGCAGTTCCGTGTCCTGCTGAAGAATCAGTCTGCAGCAGATATGTCTCGTGTTATGGCTGGTGCTGTCCCGAGCGGGACCCCAGCAGCACACTCCGACACATCTGAGGAGGCCGAATCGGAAGATTACCTGTGGTCAAAGGTCTCTGAGCATGCGGGAGATTTCAACCGAACCGAGTTTGAAAAATATCGCTCGCGCCTGGATGCACTCCTGGCGCGTAGACGTAAATCCTAAGTGAGGTTACTATGGCTGATCCCATTACCGATTACTACGCCGATAATCCTGTCGAGGTCCTCGACAAGAATCAGCGTACCTGGTATGACCCGGACATCCTGAGCCTTTTCCGTCAGCGGAGTTTGTTTACACCAATTATCCGCTACAAGAAAAATCTGGGCGATGTCCGTGCTACCACGATGGTTGTCTCGCAGTTGCTTGACCCCCATCCTAACTACAATCCGGTCGCCGCACGCCTGTTGTGGCTGCCTGCCATGCACATCGACTCTCGCAGTGTCGAGATCACCTTCAGCCACTATGCTGGAAAGATTGCTTTGCACGAGTACGATGATTTGGTGACCTACTGGCAGCAGAACGGCCAGGCTGGCCTGCGCGGTATCCTGAATGGTGCTCTTGGGCAGCACATCGTGGATGTTCACGACTTCGTTGCCCGTAATGCCCTGATCGAAGGCGCGCTCGAAACGACCGGCTATGTGTACTATGCCGGAAACGCAACCACCTTTAACGATATGGATGCCTCGGATCTGTTCGTGCCCGAAATCGCGGCACAGATTCAGCTAGGCATGAAATACCGTGAAGTTGCAAGCGCCATGAACCCCGATGGATCTCCTGGTGCAGTTGTTTGCTACACCAGTCCTGGCGTCATCTATGACATCCAGAGTGATCCCGATTGGATTGAAGCCAAGAAGTATGCTGACCCCAATAGCCTGTTGCGCTACGAGGTTGGTACCTACAAGTCGGTGCGGTTTGTGGAATCGCCCCGCTTGACCCTGTGGAATGCCGGCGCACTGACCGCCCAGGCACCCATTTCTGCAGCCGCACACGCTGGCGATGGAGCACCTGTTCCTGCCAGTGCGAAAGTCGATGGCGTCTATCGCGTTGGTCAGTCCAGCGGTGGTATCGTCAATTTCCTGCAGCTCGGTGCCTTCGGGACTGGATCGATCAACGATATCGCAGTCAACGATATTGTCACTATCCACACTGCTCGCACCAGCGGGTACGGTGTAACCAATGGCGTCGATCCTTTTGATGGCAAGTTGCACAACCGCCGTGTCATCAGCAAAGATGTTGGAAATGGTCGCATCACCTTGGACAAGCCGATCATGGAAGACTTCGCCACCGATTTGGGCGGCGGCGTCTACGGCTATGTCACCAAGGGCTTTAACGTCCACTCAAGCATCTTTGTTGGTGCCCCGAACGCAATTGTCGCCGGTGTTGCACGTCCTGTACGTCTGCACACTCCTCCCCCGATCGATGACCTGGAAGCGATTTATCGCTACTCCTGGGACTCTCGTGAAGGGATGCAGCCCTATGCGCCCGAGGTCTTCGAAGTTGTCTTTTCGAGTGGATCGGTCCGCGTCAAGGGCGCAATGACCGTGTAAGGAGCCAACCGTGACTAGCTGGATTATTAACGTCAACAAGATCCGCAACCTGTTCAAGACAGGTGCGGCTGGTACTGTCAATGGCCGCAACACGCAATCGCTGGCGACCGTGCTTGAGGACCTGGTGACAAGCCTGTCTGAACTGTACACCGGTGGAATGCTGCCGTACTCCGATGACGTGAGTTTGCCATCGGCCACTGGACTGACTTCTACCTTGTTCAGACGCTATCTGAACGCACCAGATGCCGCAAGCGCAACTGCTGTTCATGCTGCCGCGAACCTAGCAGCAGATGCCCAGGATGTCGCAAGTAATATTACAAACCCAGACATTCCTCGCATCGTTACCGTAAAAGGCAATGTTTCCGGCATCGCCGGCAACGTTGTGATTACCGGAACCAACATCGCGGGGGCGGCAAAGACAGACACGATTGCCTTGAACGGTACAAGCGAAGTTCTTGGTGTCAAGGCCTTCAAGACCGTAACGAATATCAATTTGCCGGCGCGCACGCATACACCTGTTGCACAGGTGGAAACCGCCACTGCAGTTGGTACGATCACCGGAAGCGGCAACGCTGCTGTTGTTGTGACCGCAGCCGGTATGACCGGATCCCCCAAGACGCTGAACGTTGCTGTTCTGGAAAACGATACTGCAGCCACCTGGGCCGGCAAAGTGCGTACTGCACTTGGTCTCGACGCTGCAGTAACCGCTCTGTTTGCCGTATCCGGTTCTGGCGCAGAGATCATTTTGACCAAGCTGCTGCCCGCGGCCAACGACGCAACGCTGAATATCTCGCTGGACAATGGTACCTGCACAGGCATCACAACTGCCGCAACCTCAGCTGACACTGCCGCTGGTGTGCCTTATGACACCGTATCAGTCGGCATCAGCAAGAAAATCGGCATGCCGGCAATCTTGCCCTATGCGGCCAACCTGCACCTGCACTACTTCGATGGCTCCAATGATGCCGGAGCACTCACAATCGACAGCGATGAGCTGGAGAAAAACGTGTATGAAGTAGCAGGCACGCCGGATGGCAGCAAGGAACTGGATCTCTACTTCTTCTTGTAAAAGATGGCTACGCTCGCTGATCTCGTAAGCAAGGTGCGCAGGTTGATCGCTGATGAAAATTCGGCACTCTACTCTGATGCCCTGATAACCGATGGGCTTCTGACAGCAATCGATGCGATATTGCCGTGGATGCCCAAGCAACTCACGCAAGCCCTTGTCGGAGATGGTGTTGCGGTTTCGTTTGCGCTGCCGTCAAACTGCTACAGAATTGTGGCGGTGCTCGACTCAAGCTCTGGTGCTTTTATCCCCGCTCTGCGCATGAACGCCTATGGTTCGCCTGGGGATAATCTAATGACAAACCAGGACTGGTGCGAGTATCCAGAGGGCTACGTGACGTTTGCTAATACAATTCAGGTCGATGAAAGCATGACTGTTTACTACTCAGCAGTGTGGCCAAAACCGTCAATCGGTTCAGATGTGATCTCTGTTCCGTCCTATGCACATCCCGCCCTGGCGTACTATGCTGCCAGCTACACCTTGTTGAACAAGGCTACGTCTGGCGCAAGTCTAAATCAGTGGGATCAGGCAGGCGTCGATAGTGGTACGCCCGTGATGAACCCGATGAAAGACATGTCCAGTTACTTCCTAGAGCGGTTTCGCATAGAAATGGATCGCTTGCCACATCGAATACGAGGAGCTCATGGCTAATCATATCGTACCAATGGTCGTTGATCGTATCATAGAGGTTCTTCAAACAGTCCTCATTACCAATGTTGCGTTTGGCGACCCCACCCGTGTAGACTTGGTTAAGTCTGGTCGTATTCAGGCTGACCCAAGTGTGACTGGCCCGCTACGTATCAGTGTAATGGGTGGCGACCCAGAAGATGTCAATCTTATGGACAAGATTGCCGACCCAGACAGCGATGATAACCGAATGGCTTTCACTATACCGGCCCGAGAAATCGGCGGTGGTGAAATGTGGTGGCACAAAGGCACGGTAAAACTAGAGCTCTTTTTCCTTCTAACGGCAAACGCTCCATCTGAGGAAGATGCGCGTGAGTACGCCTACACAATCCTCGGCAGAATAACAGACACATTTGCAGACGGTATCTTTGTCGGAGATCTATCCGATGACTTCGGCGAACATGCTGTGTTGCTACTTAGCACACAACACTCACTATTTCAGGCCGGAGGACCCTCAAACTCCTACCTCTGGAGAGGTAGAGTGGTTTGGGAGGCACTCGCGGAGCGCAATTCTCTATAAGGGAGAGTAAATATGGCTGTTACTGCACAAGCTGGGATTTTCGGGTTTGGACCTCAGGGACAGAAAGGCACCGAGGCGAGTACGTACTACAAGCACAAGGCGATGGATATCGACCTTGGGCCGATCGATGATACTCGTTTGGGTGCTCTGGAAATTGGCTCTGGGCCATTCCCGACCTTTCCATACAAAGCTGGCTATGTGGTCGCCGGAGGCGCTGACCTTCAACCTCGCCTGGAAGATACCCTGGGATGGCTGTTTTATGCAGCTATGGGTGATCTTTCTACTGTTCAGGTTGGTGGCGATGCTGCCTATGACCACACCTTCAAGCCTCTCGCGGCAGATCTGTCTGCAGTGAAATGGCTTTCTGCTCGGAAGTATATTCCGAAGAAAGACAACAACGCAACGACTGATCTTGGCGAGAAATTCGTTGACTGCAAATTGCTGGGTATCAACCTGGCTTTCGAAAACGATCAACCGGTTCGTGCACGCCTCGATTTTGAGGGACTGGCCTACGAACCCGTTCCGGATCCCTCCGGATGGGGATGGGGCAATGCTGCCTACGAGGACTACCAGTCCGTTCCGGTTGGCTGCGTCGCTGGCGGATACGTCAAGTTCACCGGCGCTGGCTTGACTGACGAAGCATTGCCCGTTGTTCGAGCAGCTGTGAGTATCCAGAACGTTCCCTTGGATCTTCGCCAAGAAAAGATCATTGGATCGCCAACCCCCGAGGACATCACTGTTGTCGAGCGGCGTGTAACTTTCGATCTTTTGGTGAAGTGGAACAAGCCTGATATGTACTTAGCTGTTCAGACCAACGACTTCGACGGCACCGCCTGGAGCTCAACACCTTTGGTTGGTGAAGTCGAGTTGTACATGCTGGCATCGTCTGTTATCGGCGCGACTTCTCACAAGTACGCCTTGACGATCAATGCCCCAGAAGTTATGATGCAGCTGAATGGGCCTCCGACGATGGCAGCCGGGCAGGCAGTTATGCTGCGCTTGCTGGGTACTGCAATCGAGCCCAGCTCCGGCAGCTACACGACCGTGGTCATTCGCAACGGCGTAACCTCCTACTCCTGGCCTGCCGGCGGCGTTGATGCCCTGGCTCTGGATAGCAGCGTTCCGACCGACGGTGGAACTGGCATCTCCGTGTCTGCCGATCAGACCCTCACCTTCAATAACCAACTCATCGAGAGCGCACCCACTCACGTGGTGTTGATGAAGGCCTCCGATGGCTCGATCGTTGCTAGTACCAAGACGCTCAGCGGCAGCCGCCTGGTTGTCACGATCAACCCAACCAGCAACCTGAGTGCGTCCACCGAATACATCATCTCGTACGCGGTGGAGGACATCTACGGCCAAAGCCTGGTCGGTGCGATCAACTTCACGACTGCGTAACCATACAGTCTTAACCCTGGGGAGGCACGCTCCTCCCCAGGGACAATCTTACACACACGAGGTAAACAATGCCATTTACTGTAATTGCTCCGGAACAAAAGACCTTTGTTCTTACCAGTCTCGATGCTTATGGGGCGGTTGATCCAGAACATCCCACAACCATATCGATTAAACAGGCACGAGTTAAACAGAACGCTGAGCGCTCACAGCTATTGAGCACCTTTAGAACAGAACGCGCTCGCAGCAAGGATGCTTACGGCGACGAGGTTGAGGCAACTGTTATCCAGTTGCCAGTGTATGACCTTGTTCTCAAAGAGATCTATCTGACAATGGTAGACTGCAATATCGGCACGCCGAACGGCAAGCCGCTTTTCACCTTTTCAAGGTCAAAAGATGGCAGTTACCTGAACATGACCTGGGCAGCTTTTGCAGACGCAGCAGGCCTGCTGCCCGATGAGGCCCTTGAGGAAATCCACGGCAAGGTTATTGAGGTAAACCCTCACTGGCGCATCAGTCAGGCAGACGAGGACTACAGCCTGGGGGAAGAATAGTATCCCGGAAATTGCGTGAGCTCGAAGCAATTCTCTGGGACTACTACGGGCAGCTAAACGAGATAGCTGCTGGCGTAAAGCCCAAGCCAGAAGATGTCATAGAGAAACCGGAAGCCTTGATGCGCTATGAGCAAGTCAGGGCACTCAACATTCCTTACGTAGCCGGTGGCCTTGAGGATCAACCCTACATAACGCTCATGGAAGACGGCGTAGTTGAGATGTTTCTGAAAGCGTGGAAGGGAATCCAGAAAAGGCAGGAGCAACAATGGCAGCAAGTATCGGACCACCAAGCGGAGAAGACTTTGCTAGGACCCTAGAAGAACTTATGGGGGACGAGTATCGTGTTCGCTATATGGGCGAAACCAGATACAATATTGTGCGCTCCAGCCCGCGAGGTGGGCCCAATGGGACTCCTGCTACCATTTCTGGGAACTTCAGTTTTGACTTTTGGTCTGCGACTCGTTTCAAGAGCCAGTTTGGTGCAAATAAAGGTTCTGTTGAATATGCTCCGGTGGTGAAGCCAGATCCTTACGAAGAGAGAGGCTTTGTCGTTCCTGGTGGCATCACATCTGTTGTCGAGAGAAACGAGGAAGATAGAAAGAAGTATATCTCTTCTCACTTCGTAGAAAATCCAGTAACGAGGTTGGTAAACACACTGGTTTCTGCGTCTGATAGGACTCTTGAAGCAAGGGCGCGCGGCAGAGCAACCAGCACCTGGGAAGGCGCTGCCATGAACATTCTCTCCGAAGGGGCTCCTGGATCGGAAGAATATGCAGATGTAGCAGGCGGAACGCGGTTTGTAAATAGAAACAACATGTCGATGGTGCGTTCTGCATCAAACATGCTTATTCTGCAAACCATTACCCCAGAGGATGCCGGAAAAGACGAAAGGTCGATGCGTTCCAGCGCACTGGAATCGCTCAAGTCCTGGATTAGTACTCCGGCAGTGGCGCGCGATAGCGGAAATTTCCTGGCCTTCAACCAACTTGGTCTGGCGATTGGGCGCAAAAATGCCAATACACTGATACCTTATTCTCAGGGTTATAGATCTGTAACTGATCCGTCCGGCCGCGAATACGCTGAAGTTTATCTCCCTGGCGACCCCTCTAAGTCGAGCAAACACTATAATGTCATGTACGGCCGACGCGAGGGCGTTACGCCGTTAGATGCCACAGGTGTGCCAATTCAAGCAGGAGCTATTCGGGGCGCTCGGGGGTGGGGCATCAGGAGAACTACAGCAGATTATCGTGGGCAGGTACCGCAAGAGAGTTGGATTGGTGGCTTGCTGATGACCAGGTCGCTGCCAATTCCGGGAACCGGACAGTATTTTCCACAGAATGTGTCTTCTGCTGGAATATCGTCTGTCGGGTTTGATACCGTGCGAGAATTGCCCGTAACCAGTGATATCGGCGGGCTTCTTTCCGGGACTGTCAAATACACACCCGCGTCCGACTTGATGGGCAGGCATCACCCCGGAATGACCAGAATGAGCTATGGCACACTGGAGGCACAGGGAGAGCTGCCAATTTCTCTCTCGACGAGAAACAAGGCGGGCGGCTTCAGACCAAGTAATCAGCAGTTGGTGTTGCCGCAGTATTACGATCCAAAAACCGGCCTGGGTATGGTCTACAGCGAGGGAAACGCCAGGCTCGGGACAGAGATCACCGAGACACAGGCTGCGGCATTGTCCAAGTCGCTGGGAATTGACGTTCGGCTTGACCCCTTTTCTGATCGTGCGATGTGGCGTTCCGAGGGGTTCCTATCCACGGGCGCGAAAGTTGCCGGTCTTGGACTTAAGACGGCCTTGACCGCCATGCTTGGAAGACCGTCAATTGGGATTGGGAAAACTGATCTTCCTGTAGATATAGCCACCGGCGAAGTGAAGTCATTCCCCACGATGCTTCTTTCCAACTTTCCCACTCTTTCCAGGGCAAGGCAAGCCGATCTTTTGCGTGAAACTGGCGCGCGCCTGAATAACCCCGCTTTCACACGAGCGGCGTCGCGTGTCCAGAAAGGCGGATATGGCGAAAGATTGGACATGGAAAGACTTGCAGAGGACATTTATGGCGTTGGAGCTCCAGTAAACGAGCTCATGAAAGAAGTTTACGGCACTGTCGTTCCCGGACTAGGAGAGAATCCTACCCAGGTGGAGATAGCCAGATACGCAGCGAGCGATGTTAATCTACGCAATCTTGAGCGGTACGGTATAGGGTTTATCGATCCCTCAATGGAAAGCAGGGGCGTTCGTGTTCCAGAGCTTAGTTGGCGTGTATCTAAGAAACAGTTCGTAGACCTTGAGCAGGCTTATCTTGCGGCAAACCGAGAGCGCGTTATAGCTGCCGGTGGCGATCCTAGGAAAATCTCTATCAAGGACGCACGCCAGGCCTTTTTGACAGAATATGGTCTGACGCCCGTGGCTAACGAGCCCGGGATGTGGCAAGCGCACACTAAGGCAAGCGGTTTTTATATACGCGGGGCTTTGCCACTTGGGGTTGAGTGGTATGGTGCCGGACAAGTGCACGCAGAAGAGGCCCAGCTAGTCAATGCTATCTCACCAGAATGGGCTTACCGACTTGGGATTGGGTTGACGCCAGGATCAAAAGGGCGCGGTGGGTATGACAGAAACATATCACCAACTCGACAGGCGAAAATACTTGCCGCAAAGACTGTTGCGGCAATGTACGCAGATACTCCAATGGGCATAGAGCATTCTGTTGTGACGGATACAATGGCCGGCAATCTGGTAGCAGATACTGATTTTATGGCCTTGCTGGAGAGAAAGCCAGATAATCCTGGTACTGTTGCCGACTTTGATATCGTAAGGGAAAGAATGCAGAGGGAGATGGAGATTGCCTACGGGAATAAGGCAGCCAATGTGGACAAGGTTCCTTTGCAGTTCGGAGATCTTGAGGGCGCCTATCTCCTGCCTGCTGGATCAATCCGGGCCACTATGGCGGTGGATCAGGCTACAGGACAAGATCAAGCCAGACTTCTTGACAGATATTTAGGTACGCTTGGGCGCGCCTTGAGAGGGCAAGTAGCAGGCAAGCCAGGGGAAATTACGCATAGCCTGTATGGTCTCGCGGACACCTACGCCGAGTCGATGGGCGTAAGCTCACACACGAAAAGCGACATGGTAAAAGATTTGATGGGTTCAGATCTCGGATGGTCTGTTGGTCGCTATGGCTGGGCAGGCGAGGTCCAGCAGCACCAAGTCACTGGCAGCAAGGCAGTCTGGCTGCAACAGATCAGGGCAGAGATAGCTGAACAGGTTGGCGTTGATACAGAGAACAATCCGCTCACAGATGCCGAGATCGAGGAAATATATGGCAGTGTTGCAAATGTCTCTGCGTTTTCAGAGGGTGTTCCTGGCCTAGCAATGCGCTATCCAATCGTTGGCGGTTCCAAAGAATCTGCCCTGGGCGTTCGTTTTCTAACCCCCGAACAAGCGCAAAAGCAAGGTGTCGCTACTGTGGATACCCCCTTTGGGGATTACTGGAACATATCTACCGGGTTGTCTTCTATTTTCCAGGGCGACTTCGACTTAGATCAAATGGCGACGCTTATGGGTATAAAAGCGTATCGAGACAAAGGGGGCAAGCTACGCCATTCCTGGACGCAACTGGACGAGAAAGGCAATATCGATCCAAAGTTAATGGCCTCTATCAACAGAAGCGCAACCATGAACTACCAGGACCTGCAGCGGAAAATGTTCCCATCGTCCGCTATGCAGAACAGGTTCAACCCGCTTCTTGGAGCGTTCTCTGATCGGTTCGCCGGTCAGAATGTTGGAGATCTCGGTTTTTCGTACAGGTTGATGCGTAAGCAAATGGCCGCATCCAGATTTTACAATATAGGCGAGCTGCTCACCGGAACGCATATTGTCCAGAAGGCAGCTGGCGAGGAAATGGGTGCGTCATACAACCTGACGCGTGCTCTTGAATCGGCATCTATCATGTCTCGTTGGTCGACGGCAAGTATTCAAAAATCACGCGTCTCGCGTGCGCCAGTCTATCAGCCGTACCTTGACAAAAGCACGTCTATTCCGGTATCGATGACTGAGATGTTTAGAACGGCGTATCTCAGCACTCCAGAAGGAGCAATGGCTCCTGAGCTTGGCTGGGCAACCCCAGAGGCTAAAGAGTTGTCTACCGAGCCTCAGTGGACAAAGAGAAAGATAGCACTGACTCCCGAGAATGCCATGCCGTTTCTGCGAGCTTTAACCGAATCTGCCGCGCGTCCTCATGTTGTGCCTGGAAAGTTCGCTGATCTTCCATCGCCCAACCTGCTTGCCCGTGCCCTTGCGCCATACCCAGGGATGGCTTTTGGAACAATCAAGCCTAGGTACCTGAAAGCCTACAACAGCCAATTCAAGACATGGGAAGATCTTGTCGTAGGTGGTGGTACAGACGAGCAAATAGCACAGGCGGGAAAATTCTTCAAGGGCGTGCCACTGGAGGCAGCTATTAAATCTGCCCAGGAGGCTACCTGGGGACTTGGAGAGAGCGATCAAGACTTGCTGCTCGGCAGACGCACAAAAGGCACTGCGGATGTAGTTGAGGCATGGTACAAACAGAACATTCCAGAAGATTTGCAACAGGTCTATGCCAGTACTCTTGCGCAGTCCATGATCGGAAAGGCCTACTTCTCGGCGCAGGCTGATGCAACCAAGACGATACCATCCTCATGGGAAAAGTCTGATTTTGGGGCAGAGACTGTTCAACGGGCGCGCCGGTGGCGGGTTGGATACGACATGGCGCGTGGCATTGTCCCCGAAATGGGTGCGTTCAAGGAGACCTACGATTGGCTAAGTGGCATCGATAGAAGTGTGCGATCCCAGGGAGCGGAGCTTATCTTGCGCATGGGCAAGCTCTTTGGCGCAGCCGAGGCTGTACCTTTGTCAATGGCCGGCTCTCAGATGCTCTATGAGAAAGCAATGGCAGCTCCAATATCCTTGCGCTCAAGTACCTATGGCGATATCGGGAATCCTGTTTATACGAACAAGCTCGTCGGAGGGAACAAAAGAGTCGACTCGGGATTATACTCGTCTGTTTTGAGCACGGTGGCGAGCACGCTCAATCTTGGCGGTATGGATGTTAATGCGCTGCAGGCTGCTTTCCTTCCAAGTGACGAACAAGGGCTTGCGCACATGAGACGCGGGAACAGGTTCGAAGACCGTCTCGCTAAAGTTGCTGGCGAAGCCATGTATCACAGCGGACTGTCTGGATACGCAAATCTTGGCTCGGGCGATCCAACGAAAGCGGTTTCGTCGGCTTTCTCTCTTGTTGAGGACATAGAGCTTGGGGACGGCCAAAGAACGACAGTCGTAATGCACGGAACGCCAGACTTTCTTCTCCCAATTGGCGGCAAACTGTACGAAGTTGAGACCAAGAATCCCCAAAAGCAGGCCGGTACGAAAGCTGCGCAGATGGAGAAGTACAAGGCGCAGACTGATATGGTTCGCTATATCATAGAGAAAAAGGTTGGTCGCATACTTAATCCAAATTTAGCGCAAGGCTTTAGGGACAAAGAGGCTGCCGAGCTTAGATCATCTTTGCGTTGGTATATGCCAGAAGAGCAGATTGATGAGGCATACGAAATGCTCCTCGCCCAGGGTGGCGCTGGCTCGATCTTGTTCAATGTTGGCGCTGACACAGATCTGTACAAAAGCATAATGCACGGGAAAATCGACAAAGCGCATGCTCAAGTCATGAAAGAAGTGGCGTCTGAAGATAGCCCGTATGTGGTCGAGAGGGTAGAACCTCTTGCGGGCGGACAATACGCAGAGCGTTTTGAGAAAAACAAAATGCGTGCTATCCGGGAAGTTTACAGCAAGCGCGGCGGTGTCCTCGAAGAGCTTGTTGGACTGTTGTCGCCTGCACAAAAGTTTCACAGAATGCGCCTTGGGCAAAACCCAGACCTGGCGACCACGTGGCAATCGAGACGAGCAATGGATGTTCTTCAGCGCGCTCGGCATGGACTTCTGTCTCTTGGAAAATACTTCTACGATCTAAGGGAGGCGGCTCATGCCGCCAGCCCTGGAGCAACGAGAGCGGCAACTCCCGAGGAACAAGCCGCAGCTGCATCTACTCCTCCCCAGCCACCTCCAGTGGCACAAAACGCATCATCGCCGCGGGCACAAACAGCAACCCCAGGAACAGCACCCGCAAGTCAGACACCAATTACCAACGCCGCAGATATGCCTATTGAGGAACTACGTGCACGGGCTAGCATGCTTGGATTATCCAGGACAGCTGCTGCGAAGAAAACAAAAGAGCAATTGGTTGAGTTTCTCGATCCAGCAAATAAGGACAGGACACCAGTAGGCCAGAGGCTGAGCAAGTCAAGCATAAGCGATCTTCAGAGAGGTCTACTGGAGGCAGATTCAGCAATGGCTTATGCACCTTACGTGCCTCCTCCTGCCACGCCTGTTCAGGCAAATCCTGGACCGACTGCAGGAGCCGCGCCCCCTCCTTCAGTCCCGCCAACGCCTGGTGTCAACGCTGCTGCTGCAGCCGCAGCAACGGCCGGGCTTGCGGCGATGGCTGGTGGTGGTCAACCTGGTAGCCCTGGTGATACAAGTGGTTCCCCGGGACAGCCACCCGAGGGAGGCGGGTTTATCAAGCCGACCTCAGTGGCGCAGCAGATCGTCGGACTTTACCGCACGCGGGGACAGGCAATCCAGGAGGCAGCAATTGCCCTGCGAACTCAGTTTGGCGTTACAGAACGTGGAACTTTGAGGAGAGGTATTACGGGACGCGAGGAAGAATTTGCCCAGGCAGCCCTAAAGCATCAAGAGGCGATTATGGACGCCCAGGCTCTGGTGGCTATGGGAGTGGCTTTCCAGAAAGGGCCGCGTGGCGTCGATATGGGCTTTCTTGACAAAGATGCTGCTGATATCATAGACAAGGTAACGACAACTGGCACACCTATGGGGAAAGATCTGTTAGATCTGGAGGGCGCCGGGCAGGAGATGACCAGATATAGCAAAGCGGCGATCAAGAGAGCCAGGCTTGCAAACCTCGAAAGAAGGCTTGCCACAGGTGGTGTCGGCGACCAGATATCTAGTTGGTTTGGGGATGGTGTTACTCCCATGGATCCTGACGACCTGGCTGCCCAGATAGAGAAAAACCCAGCAGCCGCCGAGGCTTTCAGAATTGCTAGGAACTTTTCCAAAAAAGATGCTACCCGTATGGCGAGCGAGTTCCCAAGATCCGCAGCACTCATACAGTACACAGAGGGCATGAAGGGCCATCCTGGGTTTGATGCCGCTATCAAAGAAAAGCCCGCTGCGACCAAGTCTCTCATTGCTGATGACGTAAAGGCGACGTGGGCGGAGAAGTTTACCAGGGCCGCTGACGAAGCCACTGCAGCGCTCAAGAAGTTTAGTGGAGCCGCCCAAAAAACAAGTGATCTCCACGAGAAAACAGCCCAGGCGTTGAAGGCTCTGAGCATAGAGGAAGCCTACGGCAAGCTCATTACAGCTGCCGCCAAGGTTGGCAAGGAGCCAGAGAAGGACAACCTTGGCAGACTCAAGCTATCGCCTACGGGAAGAGCACAGTACGAGAGTCTGACAGCACAGGAGGCCGCCGCGGCTGAGATTGGCGATGTCGAATCGTACCAAAGCGCCCTGACTGGATTCCAGCAGGCTACTACAGCCCCCACTACCAAGAAAGGGGCTATTGGGAGGCTTGTTGACAGACTTGCTGGGCCTCCTGAACCAGACGATCCGGCGATCAACATGCGCCGATTCCTGGGTGGCTTTGGCCTGATGTACCTTCGCAGTCTGTGGGGCATTGCGACTGGCGGTCTTGGATACGGTATGCAGGAGCGCGCTGAGACAATGCAGCAGCTTGGCGGTCCCTCGGCGCAGATGTTTGGGGCGATATACAGACCGAATGTCCCTGGTGTTGCTTTGAGAAACATTATGGGTGCTACTGGCGTAGGCGGAAACCCGCTGCTGCAGTTCCAGGAGATGTATGCACGCACCCCCTTGCTGCAGGACGCAGGTACCGCACTTGGCGCAGGGCTAGGAACCTATGCTCTTGCCCAGCAGGTCGGAATGTGGAGCGGCAGCAATACCCTAAAGAGCATCCTTGGTAAATGGGCTGTTCCAATCGCAGCTGGGGTTAGCGCAGCAACGTTGCTGTCTTCCGCTGCCGGAAAGCTGTCAGACACAGAGAGCGTTGGCTACCGTCTTGCTACGGCGCCTGTGCTCGGAAAATCATTCACCGACGAGTGGGCATACTTGATGGGCAGTCAGCAGCAAAAGGAGCAGATTGGCATCGCAATAGGACAATATGAAAGAATAACAAAGGGTGGATTTTCTCAAGGTAGCACCAGGAACATTCGGTCTGTGTCGCAGATGATTCCCGTCGATACTCCAGTAGGAGAGTATTTTGGAACAGTTGAGGAGAAGATCAGCCTGGCTGCGACCGGACGACCGGACTTGTACAATACTCTTACCGAGGGCCAAAGAGCTAGCACCTATCAGCGTCTGACGCAAGCCCAGATATCGCATTTTGCCCCACAGTTTTCGGCAGAGGCGAGTCAGGCTGCTATGGATTTTGCCTTTAGAACAAGAGCCGTTATGGGGCAGACAGGAATGCAGACGCTCACGGCACGCATCCAGCAGGGTTACTCTCCGCAGATTGCCCAGGCATACATGGCAGCAAGTGGTTATTCTGTAGCCGGAATGTATGCTGGTGCTGCTGGCCCTGGGACGCAAGCCAACCTGATGAACTATTACAATACGCTTGCTCCAATGGCCACAACGCAGAACTTGCCGTATCTCGAAGCGGCCATTGGCGTCATGGGAGCGACAATTCCCATGAATACCTATATAACCCAGATGGGCATGCGTGGTGCGATCGGCATGGACACCGAGGCATATCAAAAGGCATTGGCTGCCCTGGTACCAGGAAGCTCGCAATACAACCAATACACTGCCGCAGGTGCTCAATGGGCGCGGCTGCAGGAATTTGGACGTGCAGCATCACCGCCGAATCCTGTAGACTTCACAACTATGAATGCTCAGGAAACGCGCCTTGAGGAGCTAAGGCAGGCTGAAATGCAAGAAAGCCTGAACACAGAGGATGCTCTGCAAAGAGCATTGGTTCTCAGGGGCTTCTCCGCCCAAGACGCCTACGCCTTCACCAGGGGGATTTATACAACAGCGAGGGGCGGCCAGCTGAGCGAGTATGAAACCACCACCGAGCTTGGCAGAGAACTGGAAAGACAGCAGCGACTTGGGCTAGTGGAGAAGTGGTTTACCGATCGCGGTGTTTCTGCTCGACAGCGCAAGCAGATGTATGCCCCAGAATACGAAAAAATGAGCATCTCTCAACTGCAGCAATACATGCAGAAGCAGAGCGTCGCAGAAGGGCTAGAGAGTGCACTTATCGGTGCAGGCGTAAGCTATAACATCAGCGACATTCTGGCCATACCTGGTGGCACTATGCAGCAGGCAGCTGTATCTGCTTCAGTGGCCCAGGAGATTCAAGCGCAAGCTGCCAGCGGAGTAACTGGTTTTAGCCTGACGCAGCTTTACGAAAACGCAAAAGGAGCGGGGCCTCAAGAGTTTGCTGGTATGGTTTCTACGCAGCAGTGGATGCGCGAGACAATGGCTCCCCTGATGCGGCAAACAGGCAGGATGCCAGGATGGGCTGCTGATGCATGGGCAACTAGCGGCCAGAGTGCTGCAAACTGGGGAGCGAACGTTCCTCGTGCATGGCGGGATATCTATCAAGGTGTTGCCCAATATGACCCCTGGGCATCTACCCAAATGTATGCCTATCAGCAGATGGGAATACAGCCACCCAACATCGGATTGCCAGAATTGACTAATCTCCCGTCCGAGATGGTAACACGGGACATCTGGCAAACCGGCCCGATGGCCGGACTTCCGCTCAATGCGCCAATGTGGACAGTCTCCGGTGCGTCGCACCCCAACTTCCCGCTACTGCAGGCTACTACTGGCGGAGCAGTGAATTGGGGTACTGGCGTAGGCAAGGCATTCTCTCAGGGATACACGATACCCGGAATGAGCTTCCCCGTTGCAGGCATTATGGGTATGCAGAGTTACATGCAGCAGCTGCAGTATCAGTCTGGCATGGCGCAAATCGGCAACCAGCTCGCTCAGCTTAACATGTCGATGGCTTTCCAGACTGGCGTTGGCCTGGATGCATATGCGGGAATAATCAACCCACAGACCAACAAGCCGTTCGGATTCAATACCGGCCCTTCTAGCTGGAGTATTCCTGGCGTTGGCAGATACACATCTGAGGGCGGTGGCATGTGGGGCATCCAGGATGCCATGCGTAACCTAGGTTATGCTCAACAGGAATGGCAGTTTGGTTTTCAGGAACGCCAACTTGGGATGAGTCGCTCGCAGTTTGCCGAGAACTTCTCTCTCAACAGGCAACAGACCTTGATGCAGCGTGGCTGGGCAATGCAGGATTGGGGCTACCAGGACACCACCCGCAATCTGCAGTGGCAGTGGCGGCAAGAGGACTATGCCGAACAGGCAAGATTCATGACCGGTCGCGATCGGCGTCTTGCAGAGCGCGGAATGAAGCGCGAGACCACCATGTTCAATCTTGAGACTGAACAGATCGATAAACAACGCGAGCGGCAGAAAGAGATGTGGAAACTGGAGGACGAGCGCTTCAAGCTGCAGAAGAAACACTTCGAAGAGCAGATGGTCATGCAGGAAGAGCAGCAAGATATGATGCGCAAGTTCTATGCCGAGCGTATCGCCCTTGAAGAAGAGCAGATCAAGCTGCAGCGTGCCCAGCAGGTTCAGCAGGCGGAATATCAGAAGCAATCCCTGGGTATCCAGGCGGCCATGCTTGCGGCCCAAAAGGAATACTCAGAGATCCAATCCGGGATCGAGCTTGCTAACTTGGCGATCCAGTCTGGCATTGCCGATGTTCAGGCCAAACAGTCCGGACTCGTCACCTTAACCGAGGATAATATAGAAGCTGTGTTTGCCTCGCTAAACGACTGGATTGCTAGAGTTCTCGGTACTCTAGGCGGGGGACCTCCTGTGCCCACCACCACGAACCCCCCGCATAGTCAGAGTGGCTATATACCAGAAGAGGATATAGAGTCAGATCCGCCCACTCACGGCGGTGCGCACGGCACTTTTGTCAGTGCTGGTCAAGGAACCGTTGTCAGCGAGGAGGGGCTAATCGAGTTCTTTACTCCCCAGAACAGCGGCACGATAATCCCGCTCAAGTCGTTCAATGCCTGGACAACCACTGTGATGCCATCGCAAAAGCCGGTTGTTGAAACGAGCACACCCAAGACCATAAACATTTTCATTGGTGATCAACACCTCAAGACGTTTGTGCTGGACGCGATAGACGAAGCGCTGGAGGCATAGAATGGCTAACCGGTATATTATCATCCAGGAAAACGGGACAGGCGGACTAACGAAGTGGTTTAGGGCCGTATCCTGGCGTTTGGTTTTGCGCAACAATAAAACTGTAGAGCCTGTAATTGATGCGTCACCGGACGTTCAGCACGGGAGGCAGATGAGATTCTTCCAGTATGTGCTCAAGATCCCCTATGTCTTGCGTGCTGGAGAGAATGCCAACTACGGCACGTATGCCGATCTTTGCAATATCTACTCTCGCAACAGTCCCAATAGCGGAACTCCGTTGCCGTCATTCAAGTTTACCGCACACAACTCCGCCGACGCCAATGCCGTGGATGCCATTTTTGTCAACCCAGAAACAGTGATCGAGCCCGCCACGACGATCATCGATACAGACAATGCTGTCTATTTTGTGCAGGTGGAGATTCTGGTACTATGAGATCTGTAACCGGCACCCTGCAGAACGCTATCGAGAGCAAGCAGCAGTATTTTCTTGCCCGCGCTACCTCATATAAAACACGCTTGCTTGGGTCTGACTTCGCATCGTCCAGTTATCCCATAACGGGATCTGACGATGCTGGATTTGATACATCTCCTCTTTACCAGGTACTCAGCATCAATACAGCAAGCCATCTGGCTGTTACCTGGTATAAGATTGGTGGCACGCTGCAGTATTCTATACAGGACAGCGCAACACTTACGGACACCGCGATTGCCATTTCGTGCAAGCCTGGCTATTGCGCAGGGTATCTATGGTATTGGGACGGTACGTATATCGTCAAGAGGGCGGTGGACTGGACAAAGGTGACCGCCAGAGACGCAACTCCATTTTCTTCGTCCGCAACGAAAGACATGTCTTCCAAAGTTATCGTTAATGTCATTGGCCTTAGTACCACAGAGGCTCTGGCGATCGAGGACATTGATGGTGGCTTGCGCCCTGTTTACATCGATGTTGGCGATGATTTTTCAAGTGATGCTGATTGGCGCTTTATGTTTCCGCAGTTTGCCGACTATACTGATGGATCAACGCCAAGCACTGCAGAGAAACTCGCATACGATTTTGCTGCAATCAAATTTGGCGACGAGGTATTCATATATGGCACCGAACCGTACCAGATGACCATTCGTGCCAGTGTCTACAATACCCTATACGATTATTGGGAAGATGCATTTACCCTTCTGCCAATGGAGAAAGAAACCAGTTTATGCTCCCTGGCTGTTACATCGGCTTACATGGGTGAGGACAACAAAATATATCTTGGGTGCTTTTTTGGCAGGGAGGATGCTGTTGTCCAGAGATATTATTCCCTCGTTCTCAAGTCGTCTAATGGCAGAGTATTCTCAATTGATGCTGCGTCGGTTGTTGATGATGGCGGATACCGTATGCAGGCGTTTTATTACGATGCCCAGAATAAACTATTTCTTGGAAATAGCAATCGCATCTTAAGTGCCAACGCCACTTATCGTTATGGCGTTCCTTTGGCCAGCAGTCCAAGTACGGCCATTGACAGGATAATATCGTTCGATGATAGCAGCTATCAAGCGAGCTTGCGCGTAGCTGCCGGGAAAGAAGAATACTACGATGATCCAAATATTGTCACAGGCGCATTGTGTATTGTCGAAACTGGCTTAAAAACCGCGTCCGGCGATGAATATATCACCTACGGCACCTATATCGTGGCAGAGGTGTCTGAGGGGTTTGCGAATGCGGTACAGACCATGGTGATACGCCTTTTGCACGAGAGCATGTACAAGCTGAACGAGTCATCCATGCCTTTCTATACCGAGGTTGCTGGCAAGGCGTCTAAGTACCAAGAGTTCAGATCTACCAAGAATGGACTGCTTTACAGCGCTGGGGCCAAACACTTGGACGCATCCTACGAGACAAAGTTCAGAGTCAACTTTTTTACCCATGAGGCGTATACCAATTCAGGAGCAGGGATCACGGGCGTCACCATGATGGCTGATGGGGGAGTGAGCTGGCATGAGGCAGCAGGCAGCCATAAACTGGGCCTCGTTACGCCGGGCCTGAAAGAATATCGCGTTCTCGACGACTATCCTGTTGTTGCTCTGCAGACAGTGCAGGTAAACTTGTATGGCTGGAGCCACTCGGACGTCGGGGGTGGAAGCACCAATGATGCAGTGGACTTGGTCATGATCCTGGAGCTGCCGGATGGCACAGAGGACACAATCATTACCACAGACCACTACAAGTGGCCCAACAGCTATCCTGTAGACGGAGGTGGCACGCCGCCGTCCGTGAATGACCCGATCGCGTTGTCGGTGACAAACCTCGAGATTGGCAGCAAGATTAAGCAAGTGGGCATGGTCTTCGAGTGTGCCACTGCGACACACTTTTGTCCATCTGCTATCCAGTTCGAGTCGGGCATCTATGTGCGCCAGCCATTTGGCAGTGGCAATCTTCCCTGGAGCGACCAGGACGATGGATTGGGTATCATGCTAGATGGTGTCGGGGTTCCTAGAGTGATGTTCGCAACAGAGCCATATGCAGTGACCGAGTTCTCTGTCCAGGCTGACTTTTCGGACACAACTGTGTTCACCTGGAATGATGATATATTCCCCGTGGCCTGGGGCTTGGTCGGGCATGCCACTGACTACAAAAATTACGTTGCGGCTGTTTACGACCGGGCCGATGGCGTGGATGGGACTTGGAAGATCTGGCATTACAAAGATGGATTTCGCACGACTCTTGCCTCGGCCACAGGAGGGACTTATAAGCCACACACCGGCGATCTTCCGTACAGTCCCGTGCGGTTTCTGTTTACTTACAGGGGTGGTACCTACCGCTTATATATGAAGGACTGGCTAAACGCTAAGTTCGTTGAGGTATTGAGTTATACCTGGGACAAGACCGATCGCTGGATGGTCGAGAATGATGTCCCTCTTAAGGTTGGTATCTTTGGTTTGATTGCTCCGCCAATGTTCAGGATTGCTGGTTATTCGTATGGGTCTTCGGAGTCTGGCAATCTATCAGATGGAATAGCCTGTATGCCCGAGGAAGACTCTCTCTTGAACAGCTTTGCCGCAAGCGGGGAAGTGGTCATTAATGGCAATGTATTCGCATACACAGATATTGCCACGGGTGGTTTGGCGCGCACTGGCCCCTACGCCTATCTGGACAGCGGAAGCTATGGCTCTGATTATGGGATAGAACTGCGCTGGTTTGATTATGACATGGAGGATGAAGACCTGGGCTCTGTGGAAATGCTGATCGCAGCCGAGGACGGTGCCTACTTGCTGAACGGCATCGAATCCAGAATCGCCGGCGGCGGCAGCGATGATGATTTGCTTAATAGGATGATCCTCAAGACAGCCAACGACAACTCGGCCGGGAAAAAGTCCAAGTCGAGTCAGGTCTACTTGGTGCGCGGGCTTTTGGGAATATCTATGGTGGTTGACAATGGCACGTCTATCAGCCGGTGGGACTGGTGTTACCAGAATTACAGCGGCGAGATACGCTGCGTGGCCTTTGGCGCCTCTGGCGGAGACGCGGACGAGACAGTAGAGACGCTATCGAGAAAGATTGCAGGTATGTGTGATGCAGCTCTCGTCTTTACTGGCAACACCACAGGGAGTGGCGATGTCACAACATCTCCTCAAGATATTGCTACGTTGGCAAACAGCGACTCGATAGATCTGTATGTAGACTACCCGCAACTTGCCACAAACGACTGGATTGGAGTACAGCTAAACATTTCGTTCAGACCAGATTTGAACGACACCTATTGCCGACTCGATATCATCAAAGAAATCAGCAACTACAAGGCTGTTTTGCGTACGTATCCATCCAATGGCGTCATGGATGCCATTACCTGGGTAGCGGCGTCCAGCACTGTTAATCGTGTGCGGGTGTTCGCAAGGGAGAACTTTATAACACTCTACCACAATGGCAAGATGATCTATACCTTTATGGCCAGCGACGTGGACTGGACAGACATGACGACCATTACTCTCGTAGGGTCCACAACCCTGGCCGGATGCACCTGGGAGATATCCGAGCAGAGCGACTGGCGCGAAGCGATCTTTATGGATCTTGAAACAAACGGTGCGTCTGCCATGGAAGACGTGATCCAAGAACGCCCCGTTGAGAGATACCCGCTTTCAGACGGTTCGATTGCGTTGAGCTATAATCAGACAAGAGACAGGGTTGTATTCGGGTATGCTCCTCAGAAGGTTGAACACGCTATGAGCGTTCCATCAGCGCTTGGGTCGGATACACTTATTTATGGTGCCGATGATGTCACCGTTATGATGGACGCCGACGCCATGGATGCAGTTGGCTTCAAGACACGTGTTCTCCGGCTGCCAAATCTAAGATCTGGGGCAGCGAGGGCGGCAAATATCGTGGTGGATCGGTACATTCAGAGTATGGATATAATCTCTGTCACGGCGCATATTGATTACCGCCCAGAGATAGGCGATATTGTCGTTTCGTTTTACAATTTGCCATCGGGCAGATCCAGAACGTACGATTTTATTGTCGAGGATATACAGCTTGACTCAACTCGGCGAGTTGCGCTATACCGAGGTAGACTTCTTGCCGAAGGAACAACGGCCATAGGCTTGCTTTCCGAGAGCCTTGCGAGCACGACCCTGTCTGCTGCTGGAGATGTAACGTAGATGAGCAAAACATCCAGGCGCATCCTAGATATTACACAGGCAAAGCTGCTGCCGGCTGTTGTTATCGAGCCGATTGGCAACGGTTTGCGTGCGACGGTGCGTGTCTCGAACGGCAGTATATTCCGCAATCTTTTTGTCGTGGGTGGGCCTGCCTACGTCAATCTGCCGGGCCAAGTTGATTTTAGCGGCTCGATTCCTGTATTTCTTGCGTCGGCGGTGCCGGACATAACAGTTGGTTCAACCTATGGCACAACTCTTGATGACGTTGTACAGAGAGAAGATCAACGCCAACCACCCCCAGGATCGTCGTCTCAAGTCCAGGAGGGGCCAGGAATCGACTTGGTCAGCAGTACGATCGGGCTGGGTGGGGACACGATCCTGCTGTACGACAGCGGGGGGCAGCCGGTGGCAGAGTTTGCAGCCACCTCCGCGGGGCTCGATGCAGCCATTGCTGGCGCGGGCAGCGGAGATATCGTTTTGCTTCCTGCGATTACCGTCGACGGAAACCATACCGTTGTAGACGGAATTACTGTTATGGGCATGGATAGAGACAGAAGTGTTCTATCTGGCCTGATAACGGTCGGCTCAGCTGCTGCCCTTGATACCCTTTCTGTAATCAGGACAGCTAACGACGCAAACGACCTAGTTGGTGTCAAGAATACCAATGGCAATAATCCGGCGTATATCAGGAACTGCACGCTCGACGTGCGGCAAAGTGGGGCTGGAGGCGCATACTGTATTTATACAGATGGCGGGCTAGACACACTCAACGGGTCAGTTGATGTCCGATATTCTACCCTGTACGCGTCGTCAGTCGGCGGGTATGGATATGCCGGCGCATCAGCGGCTGGACTCATATACGCCCGCTGGTGCCAGGTATATGGCTCAACGGACAGGTGGATAGTTATATGACACGAGCACTTGTAGCATTGTGCGAAGCAACTTATGGTGGTGTGTATTACACCGACAACCTTAATTTTGGGAACCCGTCCGCACAGCCAGTATGGACAAGGCTGAGTACAAGCGGCTTAGCTAACTTGATGATACAAGTAATGCAGGTGGATCCAGTCGACCCCTACGGGGTTATTTACGTGCAGCTAGTGAACCGAGATATTTACAAGTGGAACGGCTCTGGGTGGACGAAGATCATGGACCTGGCGACAGCCAGAGCATGGATAGGGGGAGTTTATGATAACGGTAATGCCAATTTTGGCTTTATTGCTGCGAACAAGGCGGAATCGCACGCTGGGCATATATATGTCATGTTTGGATCGGGTCCTGCGACGGGAGGAGGAATTAAGGTACTGCGCTCTGTAGACTATGGCGAAAACTGGACATATCATGCCTATTATGATGCGATCACTGCCAGTCCCACGGCATGGGTGTCCGCATACGGCAACGATATATTTATGTCGCATGGCCATGGTTCGAATAAATTGCTCGGCAGGTCTAGCGACAACGGGTCTAGCACGCCATACTTTTACACCATATGGGGAATCGGTGGCAGTGGCGACCAGATAAACATAGACCCGACAGAGGTAGACAAGGTTTATTACTATGATTATTATGACAGTGCGCTGCATCGCTATACGGTTTCGCCTAACGCAACCACGCAACTGCAGGGCAGCATAACAGATTTATCTCTTGTGTATTCGAATTTGGCTGCTTACGCGGATTTTGCGGGAGCGCAGTGGTTTGACAGGCAAGCTAATGGACACCAGAGAATACTTGCAGACGGCAAGCTCTATGTGACATATGACGAGTGGGCAACGATCGAGGAAGCCACACCGACAGACTGGAACTTCACTGTATTCAATGGCGTAAAGGTATCCAATATAGCGTCACCAAAAGAGAATGTTGATTACATTCTGATCGGACTATCGGAGCCATCGGAAGCTGGTAAGCCGCGTTTATTTGCGAAGTTAGGAGAAGATACAAGTGAGGCACCGTGGCACGTGGCAGGGACGAACCACAATACGTCACCCTATACAGGTGCGCTGCCTTCGGTGGCAGGCATGGAGGTTGCGACCTATGGGATCTACGTTGGTGCAGGTATGGCGAGCAGCGGAGTATATGTTTATGCCAATGAGCAGGGAGACATAACCAATATTCCAGATGCGAACGGGCTAGGGACGCCGCTGTTTGGCGACCGGGGGAGCTGGCGAGACCTGCCGGCAGACGGGTATGACATTTACCACGCGGAGGACGTGAACGCAGCGACGCCACAGATTCATGCACCCTGGGATGAGGCCAGTCCGCCGGCAGCAGGATATGGAATCGTATCAGACGGGAACAAGTGGGAGGTATCCAGCGACGAGATCGCCCTGGTGAGCGATCTGCACGATGCGGTGACGCTGGATGCGGATGCGGCGACGATCCTGGACCTGAGCACGCAGGAGATCGGGCTGGATACGCAGACGGCGAACACGGTGCTGGCAGGACCGACGACAGGGGCGGCAGACGAGCCGACTTTCCGGGCGCTGGTGGAGGCTGACCTGCCGGCGACCACGATCGTAGAATCGGAAGCGCACGAGCACATAATCAACGAGGATCACAGTTCTGAGTGCGACGGGATCGTGGACACATTCGCGCTTCAGGTTGCATTTCGGTACAAAAGTACCCAGGTATATTTATCTGGTCTGCGCCAGATCTTTGGGGTGGATTACGATGAAGTGGCTGATAGCATTGTTTTCGTAACGCCACCCGCAATAAGCGACACGCTGACCGTGGACTACATCACGACATACGCTGCCTATGTGGCATTCGGCTCGTTATTACTTTCCTCTGGCGACTACTTGCTGCTTGAGGACGGCGACAATATTTTTACGGAGTAGATAAAGATGGCAGATGTCAAGGTAGAAGATCTAGCGGCAATCGCAAGTCCGGCATTAACAGACTTGCTCTACGTCGTGGCCGATCCGGGGGGTACGCCGGCAAGCAAGAAGGCAACCCTGGCGAATATTGCCCTGGCGCTTGGCTTTGGGGCGTTGACAGACTGGACACCCACCATTACACAGAGCAGTACGATAACTAAGACAATAGTGGGTGCTAAATATTGCAGGATCGGGCAACTGGTGTTTTTGGATGCTGCTATGAACATTACAGGTGCGGGGTCAACTGGCAATGCGATAATAATATCAAATCTGCCAGTTGCGGCTGCCGCGAATGGTGTTTGTGGTACAGCAAGGATAGATAATACTGGAACACTACTTTATGAAGGTGCAGCGTACATGAATGCAGGTGCAGGGCAGATAACATTTAGGGCACACCTGGAAACAAATGATATCGGGGCAGATCCCAGCTTTGCACTAGCGAACGGGGACGTCATTAAGTTTCACGCAATGTATGTGGCAGCTTGACAAAGGGAGCATAAATGGCAGATACTAAGGTAACTGGACTCACGGAAATAACCAACCCTGCACTAACAGACTTGGTGTATGTGGCTGCCGATCCGGGGGGTACGCCGGCAAGCAAGAAGGCAACCCTGGCGAATATTGCCCTGGCGCTTGGCTTTGGGGCGTTGACAGACTGGACACCGGTCATTATGCAGGGTGTAACAGTGGCTAGCACGACAATATATGCCAAATACTGCAGGATTGGGCCATTGATGTATATATGTGCCAGTGTAGCTATCGTGGGTGCGGGAACATCTGGCGCCGCTGTCTTTGTAACAGGTATGCCAGATAATCCTGCCTATATAGGCGGCTTTGGTATAGGGCTTGTGGAAAATGCTGGAACAGCGTTCTACGCGGGCGAAGCAGAATGCAACACAAATGGCACCATCGGATTTATTTGTCACCTAGAGATATCTGCTATAGGCATAGACCCAAACTTCGCATTGGCGAGCGGGGACGGCCTTTATTTTTTCGCGGTTTACCCAGTCTAGGCAAAAGGAGATAACCGATATGGCAGACACTAAAGTATCGGAACTTGCGGAAATAACTAACCCGGCATTAACAGACTTGCTCTACGTCGTGGCCGATCCGGGGGGTACGCCGGCAAGCAAGAAGGCAACCCTGGCGAACTTCAAGCTGGCGATCGGCTTCGGAGCATTGACGGACTGGACACCGTCTATTACCCAGAGCGTATCTGTTAGTAAAACAGTCACATACGCCAAATATTATACTATTGGGCCATTGATGTATATATGTGCACTTATGTCGATCACAGGCGCGGGAACCGGGAACAACAATATTTTTATTGGGAACTTACCTGCTCAGCCCGCCAGCAATGGGGTTTATGGTACGGCATGGATACTAAACAATGGAACAGCCTATTATCACGGACCGGCTTATTACACAACCGGGGCAGGAGGCGCGTTCTATTTCATTTGCCATCTAGAAGTGGCTGGGTGTGGAATAGACCCAAACTTTGCACTAGCGTCTAGTGACATGATCGCATTTTGTGCGCTATACCCCACAGCGTGAGGAGCCCCATGAGAAACAGATACAGTATAGCCATAAGGTTTGTAGCTTTTGTAGCGGCGTTGGCGGTTGGAACATTTGCTCTTGGGCTGTTCTACCACGATGTCAGTCCGCAATTAAGAGTTGCATTTGGAACTGTTCTGTTCTGGTCTGCCATTTACGGATCGACTGCCTTCCAAGTAGAACTCACAAAACAATTATTCAAGACAAAGACAACCGCCAAAAAAGAACGGCAATACGATTCGTAGAGATGGAGGTTTCCTTTGATAACACCAAACCAATACTCGCAGATGCAACATCTGCGAACTGCCGGCAATACCTACAGCGAAATAGCCAGCGCCACTGGTCTTTCTTACGATCAAGTGCGCAGGGCTATTGAATCGGATTTGGCTATTACGGTTGAGAAGTCGCCATTTCCAGTCTTTGATGATCCACTGGAGGCTGAGGGGGATGCACTGGTTCTGCCAGACGTCGAGGCACCTTTTCATGACAGCGTCTTTCTCGAAAAGACAATTGACTTGGCGGCGGCATGGGGAATAGAGCGCGTAATATTCGCAGGCGACGCGCTGCATTTCAACAGTCTGTCTTCGTTCTCGCCTGGCTACACATCAGCAGAAGCAAAATCGAAACTCGACCCGGATGCTGAAAGAAAACTACTTGCCTTTGCCCATTCTCTTCCCGAAAAGGAGCGAGAAGAGATGATTATGTTTGTTGTAGATCTCTCGAGTAACATTGCCGACGAAAATTTCTCGTCCGAGCTGCAGATTTCTCGCAGGGTTTTGCAAGATGTGACCATAGCTTTCCGACATGTCGACTACGTTCTGGGTAATCACGATACCAGATTTCTGAAAATGATTGGGACGCCAATCTTTCCGGAAGAATTGTTGCGCTTGCTGGAAGTAAAAGACAAGTGGCGCATTGCGCCATACTTCTATATGAGGTTGCATTCCGGTGAACGGACATGGCTTATCGAGCACCCAAAAAACTCAGCCAAGAGTTCTGCCCAACGTCTGGCAAGCAAGCATTTGGCCAATGTGGCCATGGCGCACTCGCACAGGTGGGCTGTAGAGTACGACGCATCAGGCGCATACTATGCTATACATATGGGATGCTGCGTGGATGAGACGCGTCTACCTTATGTGGCGCAAAGGCACAGCACAGTAGACAAACACAAGCTGGGTGCGCTGATTATCAGGGACGGCTTTCCGCACTTGTTGGGAGAGGAGACACCGTTCACTGCGATGAAGCGCATGTACCGTGCTAAAAACACAAAGACCAACCAGAACAATGGCAATGGTTGATCTTTGTTCGACTACCACCCAGGAGAGCCTTGCACTCCCTTTGCGGACTCGCAGCACCGTGCCAGCGGGCTGCAGTAGGTTTCCGCTTTCGGCCTTTCACAGATGGGCTTCTGTCTGGTGTACACAAGCACATTATACTATTCCTGGAGGTGTGTCATGGCCCTGAGCGGATCTGACAAAGCGGAGATTGAGAAGATTGTTGCAGCACAAATACAACCAACAAACAACAGAGTGGAGGAGCTTGTCAGATTACTCAAGGGGAGCAATGGCACGAAGGGGCTGGTCGTGGAGGTGGCGTTGATAGCGCAACAGCTAACAAACCTAGACAAGTCACTCCAGCAGTATAGCGCTATTGCCCTGGAGGCACGACAGGATATTGTCGGCTGTAAAATGGAGGAATTTGGGAAGATGGCACGGCTGTCATCCAGGATGGATGTAATTGAGGCGATTGCTCTTCCAGAAGAAGAGCAGACAGCCACAGAGCATCTCCCTACCGAGAAAAAGGATAGGTCAGAGGAATTTGGCGGCTGGGTATGGTTTCGCGATAAGGCAGTATGGCCAATTCTCTTTGCGATTACCCTCTATGTTATTATGGAAATCGTAAAGATACTTCTGAAGCATTTATAATATAGGGCACAAGGAGGTGCCCGACCATGAAACTCGTGATTGATATTTCCCATTGGCAAAACCTGACGGATGCCAACTATGTAGAGCTGAAGGCGCATGGCGTGTCGGGGGTTATCGCCAAGCTGGGGCAGGGGCGATACGAAGACAACATGGCAGAGACCCACGCCAGGATGGCAGCCAAGCACAACTTGCCGTTTGCTGGATATTTCTGGCACGATCCCATCGACCAGATCCAGCCCCAACTGGACAATGCAAACCGCCTTATCAACAAGTACGATCCCGCTTTTCTGGCAGTCGATACCGAACAGTGGTGGCTGTCTTGGTCGGAGTGGTACAACTATTATGTGCGCAGGAACGGTATTCGCCCACGAGTTATGTCGCCCGACAAGATCTACGAGCAGGCATATGGTTTCACAACCCAGCTGCATACTGCCATGTCCAGGGTGCTGCCGATTGGTGCCTATACGGGCGACTGGTTTATCAAGAGTTATTGCCGCAGACTGCCTTCTCTCATCAAGATGGTGGACTTTTACTGGCGAGCATGGTATCCAGACATTGACGCAAATGACAATCGCGTCATTGAGTGGGTCGAGCTACTTAAGCCACGCCCATTCCAGGTTGAGCCTGGGGCACCACACTACGAGATCTGGCAGTTCGCCGTAGCCGACCTTCCTGGTGCCTTGCCAAGGCTTGACTACAATTGGTGCACCGAAGGTTTTTATGCAAATACCTTTGCCAAACAGTTGGCCGAGGAAGAGGCAGAGAATGAGGACGATGAGGTTCAGAGCCCATCTGAACCTGTCTGGCAGGTGCTGGTTGACGCGCTTAATGTTCGTGCCCACCCAAACAAGCGTGCTCCAAAGGCCGGGCTTTACAAACGGGGCGCTCTTGTAGAGGGCACCGAAGTCCCTACTGAGGAAGGTCGCTGGATCAAAGTGGGCGAAGAGGGCTATATGTGCATCGAGCTCAATGGCAAGATATTTCTAAAGGAGGTGGATAGTGGCGAGTAAACTGTTTGGTAAGCCGCGCAGCCAGGTCATCAAGCGGCCAGGAGCCTTCAAGGCAAAGGCTAAGAAAGCGGGCATGAGCACGTCCGCTATGGCCGCAAGTGTGCTCAAGAAGGGCAGCAAAGCATCTGCCCGTACCAAGCGTCAAGCCAAATTGGCTAAAGCGTTTGCAACCATGCGGCGCAAGAAGAAAGGAGGCTAATTGTGGAAGAGTTATTAAAGTTGATCGAGTTGCTCAAAGGAGTCGGCATCACGCCGAATGTCAATATCGAGATCTTGGTTGATCTACCCGGAAACGAAGAAGAGGAAGCCCCTCCGCCTGCTGACGAAAAATTTGTGTTCAAAACCGTGACAGCGGAACCGCGGGCGAACCTGCGTTTTGCTTCCAGCTATAACGCTGCCGGCAGGCCGGTCATGCAGATCTACCCAAAGGACACTGCGCCGGTAAGCGACCGGGTTCAGTACAATTCTGGGACCGGGGTTGTGCTGAAGGCTGATGTTGTCAAGGCCGATGGGGGTGGGCTGTATTGGGCGCTTGACCCCAATCACACCGAATTCGGTAAAACGTTTCCGCAGCTCTACCTGCGAAACGAGGACGTTTCTTAAGGAGAAAGACGATGGATGTAACTTTTGATATGCTTCCGGTACTGGCTGTCTTGATGGTTTTCCTGCCCAGCATTGTGCCTGGGTTCAAGGGTTGGTTCGAGGGTCTCTCCCCGGAAGGTAAACAGCTCTTTCAAGCAGGAGTCCTGCTGCTGATTACCCTGGGCGGCGTACTGCTGAGCGTGCTGGATATCCAGCAGATCTACGGCGGTGACACCTGGCAAGCCTGGGTACGGGCACCGTTTATTGACTTTTTTGTTGCATTGGCGATGAACGCCGGGGTCTACAAAGGTACCAATTATATGGCCAACGCTGCCTTTAAGCTCAAAAAGTCTAACGTGGCATAACCTTCACGTAACTCCCCCTGATCTGCTGCGGCTCAATCACAAATCCCTCTCTATCTGCGATGATAGAGAGGGATTTATATTTGCATCCTCTAGAATTACAGGGGCGGTAAATGATGTTACGGCTCACGTACTCAACGCTTTCGAGCACTAATTCAACCCCACAGGATGGACAATAGGCTACGGTCATTGAGTGTACCTCGTCTGTTTGCCGTATTCCAACTCATACTGTTCGATGAATTTCTGGCAGAAGCGTTCGCCGGTAGGCGTCCAGCTCCATCCAGCAGCGTGGTGGTCGGGATTCTTCCAGACCGCAAGATCTCGATCCATCAAGTTGGCTCGCAACTCGCGGAATTCCAGTCCGTACACTCTGCCCGGACCCATCCATACGCCCTCTGCGGTCTGCCCAGACAGACCACCGCCGCGCAGGAAAGCATAGAACTGATCCTCGGTGCCAGGGATGTTGATGCGTTTCTGCGTGGGCCGAAGCGTATCTGGCTTGACATCTAGCATCCACATGGATGTTTCCGGCTTGCCAACTACGCCATCATTGTTGATATCGACGCCAGTAAACATTTCAAGCTGGCTGCGGATCCTCACCCACAAGTGAACCAAGAAGAACCACATCGCGTTTGCCCCCGCCGCACCGGCAACCAGCATGGACACGATCACCCATTTGAAAGACAGCCCGGCGGCAATCGCCAGGGCCATAGACAGCACTGCCAGAAGGCCGCCGGTGAATAAAGCGAAGACGATGTTCGTTACCGCTGCCTGAGTGCTCAGGTAGTGGATGCGAACGTCTGGGGAATTAAGCTCCCTGTTTGTAGATGTGTCTGTTCCCATAGTTCCCTCACGGCATGTCTCATTTGCTTGTCTGGTAGAGAGCTGCCATCCCGAGAGAAACCAAACCACCAGGTGGCATTGTCTATAGGATAATGCACATTCCAGTATTGTGCAAGCAGGAATAATGCCTGTGGATCGCCTGTGCGCACCCACATCGTACCATCGTGTTCAGTGCGGGAAGGGTTGAAGAAATCAATAAAGATGTGCACCAGGTGCCATTTAGATCTCTCGGTCTCTTGCAAGGGCGGTCTCGATACAACGAACCACACACCCGCCTCACGAAACACATCTTTCCGGTATTTCCATGCGTACTTGCTATCGACCATCGGTCTTTATTTCCTTTGGTCTGTGTGTTGGGCAATAGCATTTTTTATCAGGCGTTATAGTCCAGCCACGCCCTAGCGCTTCTATCACGGCCTCGACTTTCCGGTTGGTGCCGTATCTCTCCATCTGTCTACATCCTTCGCAATCACATTGAATTAACCAGTATCTTTTAATCATTTGTTTGATCTCCGAGCAATCTCAACCAAGAACTCCGCCAGGGCTGGTGTGGTACGTGCCCTATACTTTTTGGTTACGAACTTCTTGGTGCGCCCAGCGTGTGCGCTGGTATCAATCACATGAGTAACGGCATCCAGGGTAAAGGTGTATGTCGGCAGCTGGACTCTTTCTATGCCGCAGATGTAAAGCCACGTTCGTTTGACTGCAAGAAAGTCAAACCACCGCTGGTCTATATCAAGGGTCCAGCCACCATACTCGTCGTATTCCGACTGTTCTGGTCTAGGAAGATCACAATATGCCCATAGCTTAGAGTATGCCGGATGTTCCAGTACGCCGCCCCATAGGCGCACCTGTTCGACTGCCCAGGGGGAATATGCCATGATTTCCTTTGTGCCCTGGACAGTGGCGAGCTTATACATTCGTCCCCAACCAGCACACGGAGGATGGGCGACGACAGGCATCCCATCCGGAAATGCCAAGGCGTTTCGCTCGGCATCGTAGCAATCCACCCCAGGCATAGTTTTGTAATGCGAGTCTTTCAGGACAAATAGAGCTGCAACATTGTACCGACTGTTGGTCATAAGTATTCTGTCAACGCGGGGAGTATCTCTATTGCTTTCTCGATGGGAACCTTTTTGACACACGCACTGCCTCTACTTATATACACAGTGGACGCAAGGCAGCAGAGCCGTATAGAGCCAAGCACAAAAAACTTTCTAGTGAGCGCGATCACCCGGGTGTATCTTTCCACCTTAAAGTGAGACGGACCTACTGTTCCGTCATTCCGCATACCCCATAGGGCAATTTCGTGCAAGTGCGACTCGATATACGCCACCCTTAAGTTTGGGCAAATATTCAATATTAGGCGTTTCTCGAGTCGGGCTACATTCAAGTGATCTTTCACATCCACTGGATCGTGTACTTCCCGTTGTAGCTGTAGTCGCCGAAGGAAGCATCTCCCCATTCAATATGCAGCTGTAGCTTATCGCCTTCCCCCTGCTCGACAGAAAGACGCTCGCACGCAAGCCGCTTATTATCAGCGGGGTTTCCGAGAATCGTTGCGACACAAAAGGAGGCGCTAACTGTCTCTATTAGTGCGCGTGCATCGAGAAGATGTATTGCAATGGCCGTTTTCCAACCTGACGCGTACCCTGGTGGAGTAGCCGGCCTGGGCGCTACAGAGTATGCATACTCTGTCAGAATTTCACTTGCTTCAATATCGTTCATATTCAACTCTCTTTTTATATCCAGCCTATTTCTGGAGGATGAGGATCCTCCAGCCTATCCCACACAAACCAAGCAAAAGCAATCATGCCTCTGTTCTTGAGAGGGGAACCGCCTCGACTTAGTGTAAGACGCTTGCGGAACACCCATACACGAGACAGCCCGGTTTCCTCCAGTATCGATGATCGCTTTGCTCCTTCGAGAACAGCTAACTTGCCAAGAAAAGCAAATTTCTTTACATTCAAGCGGTAGGCAGCGAGAATGAAATCTTCAAAGAACTTGAATGGAGGATTGGTGATTATGCTATTTATGTCAAGAATATCGCGTAGCTGGATAAAATCTTTCCCAGTATAGCCATATCCATGATCGTGTAGATCTGTGCTCACCACATTATGGCTTCCATAGTAGTGCTCAAGCACCTTTGAGATAGACCCATCTCCGCAAGCCGGTTCGAGAATAGGGGGCTCGAACACTTCTACATCCAGCAGCGCCTCTGTTGCAAGAAAGGGTGTCGGATAAAAATCATCAATTGGTCGTCCGGGCGACGACCCAACAATGCTTTGGGCTTTAATAGTAGTAGCCATAGATAACATCTCTTGGTATGTAACGCCCCACGGCGTGCTTGCAATTACGTCTTTCTCACTCATTTTTAGAAATGGAGACGGAAAGGCGTCGTTAGGGTCGGGGTATTGGTCCGTCATTCTTCTTATAGGTCTTCCAACAGTATAGCCTGCCGATTGTTTCTTGTAGCAGGTAATTGGATTACATAACTCGGCATATATTTATACTCTCCTTTGTTATAAAGTTACTGCACTTTCTCTTAAAGTGCAGTAACTGATTATTAGGTTTAACCTAACAATCAATTGTCGTCTCTCGAAACAAGAGAACCGGTTTCAACAAATGTATGCAAATAGGGTAACAGGCTTTTTGCCTGTTCCCTGCTCAAATGCATCCGCTTATTGCCGACACCGAGCCAGATAGCATCTTCACTGGCTAAACTACTCTCTTGAATCGAGCAGTCATTCCCGTACAAATCCTCGAAATCCGCACGTAAAAAACCCCGATCGGTTATTTCAAAATGTAGTTTAAACATTCTGGTTCCATTTCCACCTGTACCGCTTCCGGCTTTTTTCCACCTGCTATCCAGAGGCTATCGCAGCTACTATACTAATGGTGATTTGCGCAGTCTCGCTGCGGCCACCCGCTGTGGTGATTGTGTTGGTCAGGGTGTATGCAGTACCTAATGTGCCGCCACTCAGCCAGATCGTGGTTATCTTAGTGGTATTGGACCTGGTGACTTCGGTTATACCCGCCGGAACTGTCCATGAGCTGGTTGCGATCGTGTCGCTCCCGAGCCAGTTGGTCCAGTCTACACCAAAATCCTTAGTCGCTGTTACGCTTTTGCTTAGTCCCATCAGGTTGCTCCTATTTACGAATAAATCGGTTTTCGATCGGTATGCCCAAGTCGCGATTTTCTTCCTTTACCGCTATTTCGTCCTGTTCAGATGCTATCTGAATATTACGCTGCTCGTTCTGAGCACGGTAGAAGTATGGCAGCTGTGCCAATGTTAGTCGGTGCCCAGGCAAATAGCTTACTGTGCCGTAGCTTCGTAGCGGATCTAGCACTACGCTCAAAGTACCAACCCATGCCAGTTGCCCTGCCGATTGCAATGCAGTAGAGGCAAGAGTAACGTGCAGCACGCCTTCCATGGTGGTTGCGGACCCAGCGGCATCCAGCGACAATGGATCAAGGGTACTTGACAGATCGCCGGCAAGGTTGATAAGCGTCTGGGACGAGAGCGATGTATTGTCAAGGTTCTTCGCTGTAACCCCAGAGATACTAACGTTCCCAGATCCAGCAACAGACACGCCAGTAAGCGTGGCCAAGAGAATGCCGGTTAGCGGTGTTTCCGTTTCACCAGATGCGTCGAGAGACACATCCCCAAGCGAGCTTGTCAGTGCGCCTGATACAGACGCCGTAGCACTGGACAGGCAAGTTATTCCAGCCAGGGCGATTGTAGCCGAACCAGAAAGCGAGACAACGCCCAGATTGGCGGCCTGCAGATCTGCAAGCTGTTTGTCAAGTGCCCCAGATACTGCCCCAGATATAGCTCCAGACGCATCCAGGTCAACGGGATCCAGGGCCTTGGCTAAAGACCCAGATACTTGTACGGATCCGAGCAGCGACGTTGCGAGCCCCACAAGGGTCACGCTCAGCATACCAGTTATATCGGTCTCCGCAGCTATCCCTTCCGCAACAAGGCCTATCCCACTTAGGGATAAATTAAGCTCGCCGCTTACTGAAACAGTGCCATCCCCGGAAACGGATATCCCATCTAGCGACTTGTCGGTTGTGCCCATTGCCCGGGTTGCACCACTTGCGTCCAGTTGGACATCGGACAAGACGGCGTCAAGCGATCCAGAATGCCGTGGCGTTCCTTCGCTTTCGAGCATCAGCCCACCCAGGGTTTTCTCTGCAGATCCAACGACCTGTGCTGTTGCCTGGGAAGATAGAGCCGTGTCGCTTAGAGTCTTCGCGACTGCGCCAGACAACGAGACTGCTGCTGAGCTTTCCAGAATGGCGCCGTCAAGGCTTTTGTCCAGAGATGCGGCTACGCCAATATTGATGCTTGCCAGCAAGCCAATGCCATCAAGCGTCTTGTCCAGGTCACCTGTTATATCTGATACTGCTACGCCCTCGGCATCTAGCAAAACTCCGTCTAGGGTTTTAGATAAAGCACCAGAGACCAGTGCGCTTGCAGTCGCAGAGAGAGTAGTGTTGTCGAGCGTTTTGCCGAGAGTGCCCATTGCCTGGGCGGTACCTGCTGACTGAGCGATTGCGGCGTCAAGGGTTTTGGTAAGAGCGCCGGAAGCTGCAACGCCTCCAGCTGCACTTGCTAAAATACCGTCCAGGGTCTTGGCAAGCGATCCGGTGTGGTAGACCAATCCATCGGAACCCAATGCAATATCGTCGAGCGTTATTGCCAGAGACCCTACGGCTACAACAGCGCCGGTTGAACTTATACCAATGCCATCAAGAGTCTTGGAGAACGATCCGGCCAGGCTTGTTGCACCTGCGGCAAAGACCCCTATTCCATCAAGCGTTTTCGAGAATGTACCACTCAGGATAATCGTGCCCGCAGAAGCCGAAAGCATACCCGCCAGGGTTTTGTCTAAAGAGCCGGCGGCTGCCAGCGTCCCATCGGCCTCAAGAGTTGCGGTAGCAAGAGTTTTGGATAGAGATCCTGCTACCTGAACTGTGCCTGCGGACACCAGTGTACTTGACGCCAGAGTTTTGGATGTTTGCCCCCACGACGGGACCGTGCCAGCAGATGAAGATGTTGCACTGGCAAGAGTCTTCGAGAGAGTTCCGGTTACCGCTGTCGCAGCTGCCATAAAAGTTGCAATCGCCGCCGCCCAGTCGACACTATCTGTTCCGGTATGCGCTGCCGTTTGAGCAGTAGTGGCGCTGACAACCTCGGCAGCAGTATATATATTTACGTTACTTGCATCGCCACCACCGGTTGTCCCAACTTGTTGCTCGTTCCCACTGACGTTTCCAGAGCCGGTTGTCCAAGAGCCTTTAAGGTCTCCCGCATCACCGCTATCCTCAGTCCCAGCAACTCCAATAACAAGCTCATCAGCCTGCGAGAGGGTTGCGGTTGCGCCCGACGACTGAGATGTCCCCGTTCCGGTTGCCGTTGCAGATTTGTCAAACGGCATCTCCACCGTTGCGCCAGTAAAGTTGCGGTAAATAACCGCGTTTACAGACTGGCTTAGATAGGAGGTTGTGTATAGCGTTCTGGCCGTTAATCCATTGTACGTGCTGTCGTTTACGTCAAGCCTGACATAATTGCTTGCCGTTCCATCGCCATATTCCAGCAAGACGTAGACGTATTCTCCAGCAGTTAGCCCAACCGATCCAGAATTGAAGGTGTAGAAAGTTGACGATGTTGTTAGCGTTGACACATCTATCGTTCCGAGTGTCCCCAAGATGCTGTCATCTGACGCTTTTCTTATCCTAAGTGTTGCTGTTCCGGTTGGCGATCCACTTTTTTGTAGCAACAAATCAATTCGCGAAACCGTGCAACTTCCCGGAACAAAACCAAAACCAGCCCGCTTTTGGGTATCATTTAAGAGCACTAGTACAGTTGATACCGAATTGATTTCGTCGGGCATTGTCATATATCCAGACAATCCAGTTACTTTGTATACAGATGCTGCTTTTGCCCCACTCGAAGATAAAACCAATGTCTTGCCTGTTATATTTGACAGAACTTTGCCAGCCAGGATTGTTGTTGCTACATTCCCGGAGTTAACAGAACTTGCAATCATGAATAACGGCAGGGCGTTACCAAGATAGCCGGCTTCCGACACATAGCGCGCAGAGACCTGTGAATCTCCTGCGTAGCAGGCAACAATCCAGTCGCCAACACTGGAACTAATAGTAACGCTGACGGTACTGTCGACTTTGTTTTGATTTGTGCCCAGGGGAGTGATGCTGATCGCCATACTACGCAGCCGCCGGGTACTTAACTTGCACGACGTAATTGCCCATCATAATTCCCCCGTTCACACTATCCCACCCAAGCTGAATGCCAGTCACGTTCCAGCTTGTCGTTGCGTTGGGCGGCGCAACTGCCGTAAACGCTTCCACTCCGCTATCCAGGATCGCCGCAGCCGCACTAAGGTTGCTATTGTTAGTGCACCTGACGCGTGAAACGCGCCAGTTCGCATCGTTAACATCAAACTCGACGCGAACTATCCCGCCCGCAAAAGATGAATGCTCGAATGTTAGGGTAGCCATTGCCTACCCGCACTTGGGTTAATTGCCGTCAGTCAGGGTGAACGTAGTAATCGTCACCGTCATGCCAACATCCAAGTTGATGCTGGACAGTTCCATGTCGCCGCCACCGCCAGTTGCGGTGACGGTGCCCTGGATATGCTGGGTGGTACCATTAGACGCATAAATGCGGAAGTGGCCAGCTGCGCCCTGGGCATCGGCTGACGCGTCCTCCCATGTTCCCGCTTTCGCCTTGCTTCCCCCGCTGGCAGCAGCCATCCAGTCAGACGGCAGAGTCAGGGTTGCCAGGACGGTACCAGAATCGGCATCACCAATGTTGGTTGGCGGTGTTCCGGTTCGGATCTTGAGGACAGCGCTTGTTCCGATCGCGGTTTCAATTGCGTCGAGGCGAGCATCTTTCACTGCGTTTGATATCTTTATAGCCATTGGGAAACTCCTTTTGTAGAATAGCCTTTATTATACTATCCGGTGCGAAGTCATGTGATACGCACCACACGTGTAGCACCAATAATAGTCACACTCTTTTCGACGTGCGTTTTTTCTCTTTGCGATCCTGTGTAAGGCCGCCTTAACCTCTGCCAATCGATAGAATTTCTTCTTTTTGCACATTGTTATTCTCCATACTTGCCGGATTACACTATCCGGCTCGGCTTACCTTCTCCTAATAAAATTGTCAATGGTGTCAGGCGTTCGCTTTTTGAGGAGTACGGGCTTTCACCTGCCTAAGTACCTTTCTCTACCTGACCTTACGTGTCGCCCGTTTGGTGTGACCCACATTGACCACTGACACATATTATTTTGCTGACTGGCTGGCAACCCTTTCGGGCGAACGCGTTGTCTACGCTCGCTCTCTGCCGTTTCTCGAACACAGGCATCTCGTCCCAGGAGAGTTGCGCCAGTTTCTCAGCCGATGCATAAACAATTTTACTTTAGTTTTAGCAAGGCACCAATCTGGCTGTCGAACATTAGCCAGTCAATGTCGCGCCTTATGCATGTCGGAAATGGAACGTAGTATTCCCGCCTGTTCGTTTTCTTCATGCCTATAGCGCCAACTTCATGAAGCCGCACCATCGCCAAGTGTACCTCGGAAAGGCTGGAATAGATTCCCAGCTTGAGCAGCTCGCGATAGGTCGGCTGACGCCCCTCCTCAACGATGAACTGTGTCATCCTGCGATAGAACTCGATCAAGGTATCAACCGTCTCTGGTTGCATGCCGGGCGGTCTGCTCATCGTATTGCCTCTCTGAGAGCATCTGTAGAGATCCACTCCCTACCGGAATACATCACGCACTCACCATCGAATGACACGCGCAGCTCAAGCTGCTGCCCGGCTGTCGCATTTTCTATTGCGCTGCAGTCCAACAGGGCATCAAGATACCTGGCAGTCAGCAGGAATAAGCAGAAAGCGATCGAAAGAATAAGCGCCAGATACACACAGTTAATTGGACGGTACACTTGTTACCTCCAAATCGTGCGCATGCCACCATTTCCAGTCTGGACGCACGTAATAATATAAGTGGTTGCCGCTATAAGTGTATGACTTTTTGCAATACAAATGGAGACTGGATATTAGCTGTGCCATAAAGTCGCCCGCTTTCGCCAAGTCGGCATCGTTCAATTTTGATTTCACTTCGACGGTCGTACCCTGCGGACCCGCTACAAAGTCCACGCTCCTGGCGATCTTATCAGCAACAAAGTAAATACTTACGCGCAGGTCAAACCCGCGAGCATCGGTGTTGACATAAAGGCCGTCTTTCAAAAACGACAGCCCTTCCACTTTATTGAAAGCCTCGACCAATTCTTTGTAAACAGATTCCGATAACACTAATTTTCTCCTTTTCTCGCACACATGCGCACACGCACGTTAATCAACCGTGTTTTATGGCACATCATCATTGTAGTGGGGGAGGACAGTAAGGTTGCTTATCCGAACTATGTTCTTGCAGTATGGGCAGGATCCCCATTCGTCGCTCATGCCGGACACTTCAAGCCACTGCTGGGGTACCCGCCCACACCCCGGGCAAATCCGATTCTTTGCGCTGTGTTTCTCTTTGAAACTTTCAAACCAATCACATGCAGCTGCATACGCTGCGCCGAACACGAGGAAAATATCATCAGGCATTGATTCTCTCCTTGTCAAACTTGTCCACTGGTATAAGAGCCAGTATGAACGGCCCGAGCACTGGTCCTTGATGGTACCTGTATTTGTTTGGTACGGCAGCCTTCGGCCCAAACGTGAACAAGTAATGGTCTGCGCCATTCTTTTTGATGAGGCCCTGGCAAACGCCAGGACCCCATCCAAAGCAAATTGTGTCGTGAAATTTAGGTTCCATTTATATAACAAAGTGTACGTAGGTGATACCTGCACTGGTAACCGTTGCAGAACGCAGCCAGTCGCAATCTTCCCAGGGACTTATGTCCATAGCAAAATATGCTGTGCGCCCATTCTTGAACACTAGCCACTCTGCAGCCCTGTAACCGGCAAGGTTCTTGCCGATTGAGCGCCGGACGATCTCCCCAAATATCTGGACAAGCGTTTCCCTGCGGCTAAACAGCAGCAACAGAACAGGCTTGCTGACGCCCCTCTTGCTTTCTTCATATGTGTCTGCTTTGGTCACGAGGCCATGTGTGCCAACCGGAAAACTCTGGTCTATCCCATTTGCAATACAGTATTCGAGCAATGTAATCGGATAGTCCTTCTCTCCAATGACGCCACGATCAACCAGATGTTTTCTGGCGATCAGTCTGTCTTGCATACCGAGCTCGGTACAAGTAATTGTATCCAGAAGCATCATCTGCTCTACAATTGCCTGATCTAGTGGAAGGTGGCCATTGCCGTGGTGCGCTTTTATCCAGGCCACCGAGTACAGGCTAACATTCTTTGCCTTGAGCGCATCAATCATTTCCTGCGTGTATACTGTCATGCCAACCTCGCTAAGTTCACATAGATAAGGGATACAATCTCGCGAAACATTTCTTCCGGCTTAGAATAGCTACTGTACATAACACTAAACTCGAATACTGTTTCGCTTTCGTTTCCTCGCATATTTATGTTTGCGGCACCCTGTTCGCGGTCAACAACAACCGACCAGTCTGGATAATCGACCATCCATGTTTCGCCGGCCCGCAAGCAAACGCACATAGCGGCTATGCGCTCACTTGAGGACTTGAGCCGGGTTCCCCAGCTCTCTCGAAGTTCATTTTCTGTTATGCCGTAGTATTCGTTATCCATAGATGGCGTCATATAATAGTTCTCCTGCTGTCTCTATACGCCCTTGAATAGGTTTATTGTATCGGAAATCAAAATCGCTTATGAGCCTCATAACGCCCTTGCGGATTGCAATGATACCCTCGTATCGGATTAGATACATGATGCACTGCACTTGTCCGGCACCGCCTTCTGTAAACGGGTGGCATTTTCGATGCACAAATCCGCAATTCCAGTCAACGTGTATCTCCAGGCGGAGCTCATCAGAACCGCCCTGGACATCGCTTCGCTGTACAACAAACTCGCCAACATCCATCTCGGCAAGAACACCGCTCTTGCCACAATATGCACACTCATACGCTGGTTCCAGCAGTCCCCGGTGTCCTTCGAGAACGCTGGGCGCGACGTTCCCTTCGCTCAGAAAGAATACGCGCTTGGCGCGCGTCTCGCTCAGCCTGGCGCGCAGCTCGTTTCTCTTGAAGGAAAGCTGCCCTCGATACAATTCCGAGTCTTGTATTAATTTCTTCCGATCCATTATCTTTGTACCATCCTATCAGCACGCTGGCTTCCCATTTTGTCAGGTCTCTGGATGTTTCCACTGGCGTGTGTCCAAGCAGAGCACCAAGCAACGCATACCGGTCTTCGTCGTTAGCTATGTCCATAAGCCCTACCAGATACCCAATTTGGTTTTCCGTTGCGGGACCAGGTCCCCAGGACGGAGTACTAAGTTGGTCTTCAATAAAGCTGAACTGGTCAATCAGCCATGCCACATCGGCAAGGTCCTTCGCGCGCTCTCCAATATACGTAGCTGTGATTTCGTTCACCGAACCGTCACTCCGGTAATGCCAAGAACTGCCTGGCCCTGTGCAGTGGTCACGGGTATTCCTTCCACGCGCCTGATAAACCCATCGCTCTCAAGTTGTTTTAAGAGCTTGAGCACCCACACGTGCGATTTGCCCAGCAACATGGCATCTTTCCGGATCGGAAATATCGGATGGCTGTTGCGCGTCAGCAACAAGGCAATTTCAGTTTCTGATAAAAATCGAGTTGTCATGTTTTATCTCCTACCATATTGTAACATATTTAGCCAGGTCTGTTCGGCTCAGTTGGGCCAGTGTAAAATTCACCCATCTTCGATAGCGCACCATTGAAGTGGAACATGCTGCTATCTTGCGCACCAAAGCGCGCTTTACGGATGACAATCTCTCTGCGATCCGGCAGTGGCTTGCCAGTAGTGTCTGCTTCTGCCTTGACCTCAACGATCAGATCTCCATCCCGATCAGGGTCTCTTGACCATAAAGGATTGCCGTCATCGTTCAGCTGGCAAGCAGCTACAACGGCGTACTTGCACCCTTTTGCCGCCTTACCCTTTGCGAGCTGTGTCAAAAACTTGGATGCCTTGGCAACATTCTCTGTTCCCGTTATGGCATTGGGCATCTGCATCAGCTGCAGGTAATCAAGATAGACCACCTTAACCTGAGCGATCTCTTCGTTCGCCACAATCGCTGCGATCTCTGGCGCGCTCCAGGCATCGTCGCAAAAGAAAGCATGGAAGTCTCCCACCTCGGACGCCACCTTGTATACCTTCGGCCAATCCTTCTCGTCCAGGGTTACATCCCTGAACTTGATCCTGGAAATACCACTCATGTGAGCAACAAACCGCTCGATGCTGGATTCAACACTTTCCTCGAGGGCAAGGTATAGGAACGGAACCTTATCTATCCCATTCTGAACCGCACTTGTAGTTAGAAAAGCAGTCTTACCTATACCGGCTTTGCCGTACACGTAGCTGATCCAGCCGGGTCGAAACCCACCGGTAACCTTCATGAACCACGGAGAGGGAAAACGAAACCCACGATGCCTTTCGGGGTCCCTGTGCTTATCCTCGGTCTCCTCTACCCAGGTCTTTGCCGCCGTTGATGATTTATAGACTGTCATTTAGTCGCATTCTTTCTTCGATAATCGTTGCCGGTTACTGCCAGCCACTCAACCCTACCAGGGTTTTCGCTCAAGCGCGAGCCGATACGGGATACCCCGCCAGGACCGACAAACCGTGCAATGATTTCGCTCTGCCTGATGTTCGTTCCAAACACAGTGATCTTGTCGAACCAATGAACATCACGCCCGCGATACTCGATCAAGTCTTCTAGCTTTTGGCGGATCCACGGCGTGGAATATTCGATCCCCAGGTCATCAATGATTAACCCAGGCGTGGTTTGCAGTGCGTCCATAACCCACTGCACACTGCGAGCTTCATCGTTAAGCCCGACTCGTAGCCAGCGTTCCAAATCGTTGGCTGTGACGTACAGAAACCATGGCGACCACCAGGACATGATTGCTTGCAAGATATGACTCTTGCCAGTACCTGTTTGCCCAGACAGTACCAACCAAGTATCTGGATATTGGATAAAGCGAACCATGCGCTGCACAACGCTGCCCATTCCGGGATTGAATTTCCTGTCCAAGGCAGCCAGTGTCTTTTTTTCCCAGACGCTTTCTGGACGCTCCGCATATGCAAGCTCGTCGCGTCTCCTGAGCAAAGAGCAGAAACAATAAACGGCGTGGTTTGCACCAACAAAGGCACCAGCTCCACGGCAGAGCGGACAATCTTCGGGAAGATCAAAATCCATGTGAATTGCATCTACATAGTCGGCATAGTTTATGTCCAGATCTATGTGTCTCCTGTTGAATATCTGGTACAACCATTCGTAGCTATCCACTGTACCAGCTTTAACAGCATGCCAGAAGATCAAACTCGGCAGGTACGCCGGCGCAGGCGGGTGTTTCCCGCCATTTGTTATGCACTTAGTCGTAACCAGATCTATTTTCGGTGGTTCCATCTTGAGTATTTCTTTCTATCCATAGTGCAAGCCGATCAGTATTCTTGATCGCAGACATCACCTTGTCAAGACCAATAATCGGATAGCCCTTTGCTTCATTCTTGCCTTGCGCCCATTTTAGGCATTCGTTAATCCAACCCTCGGGATAATACTGAATTTTGCCGTGCAGCATGATAGGCGATCCGTCAAGAGGACGCACTTTCTTTTCGAGTTTCTTCACAATCTCTTTTTGGGCAGTGGTCTTAAACTTCTGGCGCAGGATTGCAAGCAACACTCTCTGCTGAAAAACAGTTTCAGCAGAGAGGTCGCCTGCATCATCGAAGGGATTAGTTACGTAGATAGGGTCTCGCACCGCTCCGCCTTAGCATCAAATGCCACCTTGAGCAACCCAACCTTATACTGAATGAAGTGCTCTTTGCTTTCCAGACAGCGCCATGCAAATGGACTGCCGTACATGCCATCGCGCCGATGATCGGGCTCAACTGCGCCACCACACACCGGGCATACTGGAGGATAGTCTCGCAGTGCACCTTTCAGGCTATCGCTCCGACCGGCTTCCCAACGCAGGAGAAAACAATACATTCCCCATTGGGAGACCTTAAAAGACTCGAAACCATAAAACTTCATAATGCTCCGGACCCGTGCTTCATCAAATCCAAGACGTTCGCCGTAGGCGAGCAAGCCGTGGATATTTCGAGCGTCCGGGCAGTTCAACTCATTGCCAGGGGTAGGGATGAGAAACCGGTATATTCCTACACCGGTCTTGTCTCTCTTAATCCACTCCTGGTCAGCCTCAGTCAAGATACCGTGCACGTATTGTGGTTTAGGTTGCTTCATTCTCGCCCCAATATTCTACCGCCACTGGCCCACCGGTCAGCACAGATGCAGCATATACAGAGATCCATTGTCCAGGCGCAAATGCCAAATTGGCAACAACGGGCTTTTCGGTACCCTTGTTGTTCCAAAAGACGATACCTCCGCTTGCTGTAAACTCTACCTCATCCGCTACCAACCAGATCACGTTCACCTTACCCAACTTGGAAACCGGCACCGTAACGCAGAAGTAGTGCCTACCATACTGCTGTGTGCCTGTACCGATTTGCGATCGGGGCGATACTTTTACCGGTTTATCACCCATCAAACACCTCCGCGTCATTCGTATCCTCAACAACCACAACTGCTTTTTCCTCCGGGCGTAGGTTTTTATAGTCTGCAGGATGCTGGTAATAGTGCATCATACGAGTAATCGAGTACTGGTGGATCGATGGAGGCAGGTAAGGCATCCGCTGGGATATGGTCTTACTGTCTGGATATTGATTGTTGATATCCCTCTCCAGCAAAACGGAAAGGCTTGCCAACTCCAGTACACTCGGATTGCAGCGCGGGGAGGCCTGACCCCTGTACTCCCTGTAATGGGCAGTGAGGATTAGACACCTCGACTTTGCCTGCAATGCAATCAATGTTGATCGTAAGCGCTTGCGGACATCGCCCCATAGCACCTGGGTCATCTTGTCTGACTTGCCGCCAAACACAGATTCAGACACCCAATCGCCCCACTGGCCAGCAGTATCAATAATAATGGTGCCATATACCTTGCTACTCTCGTTTATCTCCATTATCGTGTTCTGAAACTCAGAGTAGCTGCTGACCCCAACACGCTCAAAAGGAGCCTTGATGTATCCGTGCTCGATCAGGTCTTTCTGGTTTGTGTGATACTCTAGTGCAGAGTACTCTGTATCGATATCCAGTATCGGCAACCAGGGACTGTTGAGCGCGGCAAGCGTTTTGCCAGCGCCTTTCTTTCCCCATATCATCAGCGGCCCAAAGGGCGCTCTCTCGGGCAATTGCACTTCTGGTGTTTGCTTTTTGTCTGTCATCGGAGTTCCTCTTTGTAAAAATCTCATCCGGGTTTGGTGTCGAGACCCTTAGTAACATAGTACGCGGTTTCCCACTCGGGCTCTACCTTGGATAGAAATGCCCTCATGCTCTTGTTAGGCATATCCAAGGTAAAGGGAGCAAAAAATCTCTTGAATACCGGCCAGTAGCTTGTCAAGATTCCATGACGGCGTGCGTATGGATGGAGCCACGCCCAGGACATTTCCCATCCAGGCTCAGCGTTAGCCCACTCTACCCATCGAAACATAACACCACCAACCCAAGATTCGGGTATTGTGTTGGTAGCAGGGAGCAAGAACCCAATATAGGGATGTTCTTTATTATCACATCCCTGATCGTATCGATACAGAGTGAAGTCCAGCTTAAGCTCTCGGCGATGATAAGTAGCCATTATGTCAAGCTGCTTTCTCAGCACCAACGGTGAAAGATACGTGACTGGAGTCGCCGTGTAAAAAGCATCAAGCACCTCACCAAAGATCACTCTTTCCTGCAGCGATCTTTCTGCTGGTCTTACTCTTACTGCCTCGGAAATTACAATGTTGTAATAGGGACTTTTGAGAAGTTTGTTCATCGGACTAGACTACTTGTATATCCTTCCCTCGACTTCCACCCGGACCTATTCCCCAGCTCGAGCACATCGGCTATGTCCTGCCTGGTAAAGCCATCCAGCCCGCCGGCTTGCTCTACCAAGTAGTAGAGGGCTGCCAAACATGCCGCCTTGTGTTGTATGCTGGTAGTCATCATCCTCTCAGCAGCTCCCCCGCTTTGCGCCCTACGCGGTCACCCGCTCGGATCGCAAACAGGTCTATCAGTACAGGGCGGGGTATAAATGCGCCGGGGTCAGGTTGCAGCTCGTCAAGCCGCGGCGTCATGCCTGCATCGTTTAGCAGCTTAGCCGCCTGGGTTACGTTGCCGCCGGCTATCGCCTCAGCCACGCCGCCCAGGTAGTGAAGTTTATGGTTGGCACAATCCCGCCCATAGTTCACCAGGGAGCAGGTAGGGCAGTTGCCCTCGTTTTGTGTACAGTAATCAGGTTTCATGTTTACCCCTTGTTTGATTTCTGCCTGGTAGAGTCGGTCAACAGCCAGGGTCAATACCTCGGTTTTCGACGCGCCCAGGACTACTTCCAGCTCGTTCAGTTGCTGGTGGGTTAGTTCGCTTGCTCGGATTGCCAACAGTTTTTTGTGTCACCATTTTGCCGCCAACCCAGCTGCGCTGGGTCTCGTTACACGTCATACACTTGTAGGTAACCCAACCACCTGGCTCAGTGTGATACAGGAAGTGTTGTGTACTCCTTCCGTTGCATTTCTTACTTCCGCAAGTCATGTACTTATATTGCTCGGGCATTAGCTTTTCTCCTTAGTGTCTTGCCTGCGCCTTAAGTATACCGGATGGTATCTTTTTTGACAAGGGTTAAAACATGCTGAGTTGTGTGCCATCTTTTTCCTCGCGATCGTAGACAAGACGGGGTCGTATGCCAGTGGCCTCGACTTGTCCCAGGTCTATCATCGAATCAAACCATTCGTGTTCGTGCCACTGCCGCCAGTAGTGGTCTATCCAGTGGTCAAGTATCTCTGGTGCAATTTCCTCGACATCAACATCGTCATTGCAAAATGCCTTGATCTTGGACTGCACCTTAAGTAACAGCGGTTCGTATACAAGCTCGATGAAAATCAATTCATCCACCTTCATCAATGCTAGTTCCAGATCCTCTAGCCTTGGCGTGCCATCATCGTTCCAGGATGAGGGTTGATTAAGAAGATGACACAACAGCTCATGCTTAGCTGGCTTTTTCGGAGGCACTTGAGTATGGCTCATCGACTTCTTCCCTCCAGGCATAGTGCCTATTCCAAAATTGGCGGGTGAGCTCGCCTGCCATTGTGGCGTAGATCTCGTCGTCATCTTCATCACCGGTATCGCGTATCCAACACAGCATACAGTGCATCAGCTCATGTGCTACAACACCAGCACCATAAAATCCACTGACAAGGTGCACCTCTCCAAATTTTAGCGGTAGACACTCTAGGCCATCCACCGTCACAACCGGGAGTTCGAGAAAGCACGCAACTATATCGTGTTTAGCGGGAGGCTGACTTGCCCGAAGATCCACATTCTCCTTCATAGCATCAAAGCTGTCCCAAATATACACATGAATATAGTGAGCACCATTCAGACGCAATCTGAATTTAGTCAGCAAAGACGCGATATTTTTGTTACGAATGTAGCCGGTAGTTGCCATCAGAACCCTAGTCCTCTCTGCTTTAGAGATACAAACCGACCATCCCCAACAACAAGATGATCTAATACCTGAATATCCAGCAGCTTGCCAGCCTGGACAACCGACTTGGTAATTGCCACATCATCCGTGCTGGGCGTGGGATCGCCCGAGGGATGATTGTGGGCAATGATAATGCTTGCCGCATTATAGATTAGCGCAGGTCGGAAGATCTCGCCCACGCGCACCTGAGATTGGTTTAAGCTGCCACGGTACATTTGATCCATACGAATTAGCCTATTGCGGGTATTGAGACTGCATACCCAGAGCTCCTCTCTCTCAAGAGCGCTTAGCATAGTCACAATAACATTCGCGGCATCCTCTGGCGAGTGGATATATATCTTCGAATCCGGATCACCGAGAACATCATTGATCTTTCCATAAATACGGTTTGCCTGAGCAAGCAACTCATGTACAGAGCGAAGCTCACGGGTGTCAGACTTGTATCTGGTAGTACGCGGCAATCGCGGCGAGTATGTAGTAACCATATCTATTTGCCTGGAAGAGTAGCAATCTCGTAGCTTGCATTACAGTAACGGCATATCAGACTGCCAGGAAATTCATAGTCCGCTTTTGGGAATTTGTCGTGCACTTTGCAGGACGGACAAGTCATATCGCGATCTTCGAGGTTGTCCCAATCCAGAATATACACCTCGACATTATCTGGGTGGAATATCACATCTGCCACCCCGCCAGAAACCTCAATATAGACAAGATTGTTTGGAGTATTCATAGCTTTATTTGCCATCACCGAGCCACTTCTTCCCACGAGCTGCAGCGACATTGAAGTCTTTCAGCAACTCCGGATCCCTAAACGTCAAGTGGATAGTTCCCTTGTTGTAGCATCTGATCTTGAAGTGGGTGCTTTCAATTTCCATCCCCGAGGATAGCGGGAACATGCGCCGTTGCGAGCATGCATCACAAGCCTCGACAACTGTAACAATATCGCTGAGTTTTCTTTTGCGAAGAACACACAGAGCGCGATCGAGATCCTCCAGCCTCGCTTTAGCATTGTAGCGCAGCCTCAAAACATGATAGCTGCAAATATCGTGTTCAACTGCATGCGGCAGCACAACCTTTTTATTTACATACCATGCCTTGTCGTGTGCCCAGCCCTCAACATGAACACGGTTGTCTTTGTAATAGCGAGTCAGCTCATCAAAGGCATCAACGATACACTCGTTCAAGAGATCCTCGGTCATGCCAAGTAACTCATTCATCATCATACGGATATTGTAGGGATTGAAATCCAGCTGTCGCTGAGTGCGCCGGAAGTCATCTATCATTTGCCTTGCACGAATGGTCAATACCTCATGCAGCTTAGGATATTCAAGAAGAACATCCCAGGCATTGTTTGTCATCATTGACACAAAGATATTGTATTTTCCTTGCGGAGTCTCGGCTCTCTCTGCCTCGGTAAGCGGATTGTCTTTGCTACTACTGACAAAGGGTGCAACATACCGTTGTATCTTGTCGCGCTCGTTCAGATAGTTTACCAGTGCCCCTTTACTGGCATTGTAATGAGATAGCAAACTCTCTACAAATCCATCGATATCTAATTCCGCACCAGACGATGCAGAAGTATAGCCGCTGTCATACTCGTTCTTCGGTTCAAAGTTAATGCCAAACGAGACCTGGTCTTTCTTCTCAAGATGGATAATCGCTACTTCTACTCTGGTCGGGCGCTCTGCTGTCGAAAAGGCGTTGCCAATCCGCTCTACTCTTCCACCGTTGTCCTCGATCAGCTTAAGCAACAGCTGTTCTCTGGCATTCTTTCCCTCTAATGCGCTGGCGTCAATCAGAGAAACCAACCTCCCAACACGCAAGCAGTTATTCCAGGCGTGCATTATGTGCTGCTCGGCATTGGCAAACGGAGGGTTCATGAAGATGTAATCAAAATACGACTCTGGGAAATACGTTAAGAAGTCGTCGGCCAGGATAGGATAACGCTTTTCTTTCAGGATTGCACGCAGATCGGCATTGATCTCGCACGCAAGCAGAATACCACCAGGCACCTTCTCCCTGATAGCATCCAGGATGTCTCCTTTCCCTGCAGATGGATCGAGGATACGCTTATTATAGAAGTCGTTTCCCCAACCACAACTATAGATATACGGCTTCAACATCTTGTCAACAACGAATCTAGGCGTGGGATAAAAGGTGTCATTAAACATAGGCTAATTTTCTACAATTTTCTGAATATAAACAGGCTTGTCCTTGACAGGCGGAAAGCGAAAACATATATCGTCCTCATAACACCCTATTCAAGCATCCAGGAAATCGCATCTTTTTTAGTCAGAAACAGGGAGGATAAGCCTGGTTTCCCTGTCAGTCATCCATTCTCGATGGCCGGCATTAAGACTGATGCCGCTGCCATCGCGGGTAACCGCTACTGACATTTCTTATCCCTCTCAACTGCATTGGCGTATTCCATATCCTCGATATCAATAAGATCAACATCGGGTTGAATTTGCCCAGACAAAAAAGCATCATGGCATGTTGAACATAAGTACAGTCGACTCTTGCCAATAGGTGGTTGGTTCTCTGATGCCCACACAGCCTCGGTGTCACAAAAAGTACAGTATTGTTTACTCATTTTTGTTCTCCTGGAAATTCATTCCAAACTTGGTTGTCAAGTCAAACCGCAGCAAAGCTATGAAACTCCGGGTATTCGCTCCACTCCCGCCCGTCAAGCAGGCGGTCAGCGGCTTTCTTACCCACTTTCCATGAGCAAACGCCTCCATTCCACTCGTTGCTCTTGTAGTCGCCTGCTGTCTTTTTGTCAAACGGACGAGTCGGAAACCACTCTCCCCACTGCTTGAAAAAGAAAGGCACCCTCGCTGCCTGGCATTGATCTCTAATATCCCTGAACCAGTCTGGGTGTGCCGGTCGAGCATGTGGACCGCTTTCGCCGCCGGTAACAACCCAATGTATCTCACTGCTCTTAAGCCATGAAAAACCAAACGGAATTATCCCGGTGCCCTCTGCGTGTCCCGTCGCCACTGCTAGATCTATTTCGCTCAACAACGGCTCAAGCGATAGAAATCTGACCACGGCATTGGTAGCCTGCAAGACTGGTATACGATCATTGGCTGCTGATTGATTTTCCACAGATACGCCTAGCCATACATTAGGTAGCACCAACGCTCCAGCACTCGGAACATCCGAGTATCTCGAATTGATGTACGCCCGCATTCTATAAGGACGTTTAGTCAAGATCATAAATGTATGCCAGTAGGCAAGGTGCATCGTTTCAAACACCTGGTCAATAAATTCGTCTGGCACACTTTCGTGAAACAGGTCGCTCATCGAGTTGACGAAAATTCGCCGCGGCTTTCTCCAGTGGAGTGGAATACCCAGCCGCTCCGTGTGACAGCGTACATCGGTAAATTTGCGCGGAACCCATTGTTCTACAACAACATCGTTGTTGTTTATATCTTGAACGTGTACCTCTTCGAGGTGATCTTTGCGCCAAAACCGTTCAGCTATTCGTTCCGCATAGCAATTTTTACACCCCTGGCTGACCTTCGCGCATCCCGTAACAGGATTCCATACTTCGTCAGCCCACTCTATTTTAGTTGGCATTTTTCAATTCCTCCAGGATGCCCTCAATTGCAACGGCGATTCGGTACAAACTCTGCTCGGTGTCGGTGCGGAGGTTCAATACCTCAGGAGTGGTAGTATTGTAGCCATAATAATCATCCAGTGTCAGTTGGATTATGAAAGTATCATGTTCTGACATTTTCGAATCTAGCCATTTTTGCGTTGGCTCGCTGTTTAACCAATACCGTCTGACCGCCGCTATAAAACTATTAAACTCTATTTCGTTCATCTCGCCTCCTCACAAATCCATCTTGCTCAACAGCTCCAGTAATACGTCTGCATGGCAAGGCTCATCAAGCCTGCACCAGCAAGCAAGGTCTTTTCCTCGCAGTTCTTCGATCCCTTGCAATTGACTAGCGTATTGCTCAAACAAACTTACTGCGTGATGTCTTGCTCGATCCTCCGATTCAAACGAAAGATAAAAATGTAATTCGGGACTCTTGACTCTCCACAGTCCGTTATAAAACACTACTCTATATGGATTTCCCCATTTTGACGGTCTGCCAACGTAGACCGTGTTCTCTGGCATTTTCCAGCCTTTAATACGTTTACGTTGTATTCGTTGTGACATTTTTCCCTCACAAATCCATGACAAAATGCGCCAGGTCTGCGATAGCCAGACCCAACACCGCCCATAACATAGCAGGGTATTGCCATGCCCACCATGTCATGGGTAATAGGTAGACCAGCCTGCCAATCGTGCCGACCACCGGCGCATGGCTCAACCAATGCCGGTGAGTAATCAGCCTGGAGTATGGATACCAATACAACCGCCATAACTGGCGCAACCCAAACCGCCTGACGTTGCCGGTGGCGAGTAGATCCAGGTCTGGCGTGATGACCATCCCCGCCAGGATACCGACCGCCAGCCCGATGAACGCACCCGTTACCCCAGCCCGGATGATGTCGCTGAAGACCGACTCCCGGCTCTGGTAATGGATGCGCACGTCCGGCGCATCGTGATTATCAGGCTGGGGGAGTGGAGCCTGCGGCGCACCGGTGGAGCTGTAGCCGTGTGAGCCGAATTTCATAGGGCGGCTATCCTTCTGGCGATCCATTCGACCACCGGCACGGCAACCGCGTTACCAAGCTGCCTGTAACGTACGCTGTCCGACTGTCCGGCTGTCCACCCATCAGGAAAACCCTGCAAGCGTTCGCACTCGGTAGGGGTGAGACGGCGAACGCCGGCCATTGCACGTGAATCACCATTTAGTGTTGAAGTACTTTTCATGAATACCCCGCCAGTATTTAGCTTACTTGTTATCTGTGCTGCATTCCAGCCAATAATCTGCACATCATCAACCATCCTGCCAGCACCCTGGTTATTTAGAGATCGAAGGGTTGGAGCGACAAGGCTTTCGGCTGTATCTAAGGTCGTTCCTGGTGGCCTACTCCCGCCTGTTCTGTTAGCAATTCCATTAAGGGATGGGGCAACACCTTCCCCCGCCTTTCTGCTCGGCGGAGTATCCCTTGCGCCGCCCTCGCGCTCAAATAGTACTTCTGCGGCGCGTCCGTCTCCAAAACTTGCGACAATGAAGACACGCTTGCGCCGCTGTGCCAGTCCGAAATACTGAGCGTCAAGCACCCGCCAGACCACGCCATACCCGCGCTTTGCCAGCCATCGAATGATGACGGCAAAATCCTTTCCTCGGTTAGAGGATAGTAGACCGGGGACGTTCTCGATAATAACCCATGTCGGCTCAACATCATCAATAATTCGTGCAAACTCGTACCAAAGTCCTGACCGGCTTCCAGCAAGCCCCGCCCGCTTTCCGGCAATGGACAAGTCCTGGCAGGGGAATCCACCGCAAATAAGATCGGCTGATCCTGCATTTTCTTTCGTGACATTCTTCACATCCTCTATTTGTTTTACGCCCGGAAACTGGCGAGATAATAATTTCAGGCAGGCTCGGTCAATCTCGACTTGCCCAACACATTCCATACCCGCCCGCTGTAAGGCAAGGTCAAAGCCGCCGATTCCCGCAAATAATGACAGATATTTCACAGCCTGCTCCAACCTACCATGTGCAGGGCTTCGTCAACATCATGGATCACGTTGACTACCCCGCCCGCCCGCCGGATTTCCAGGTGAGCCTCAATTTCACGGGCGTTCAACGCCTTGCCAGGCATCTTGATCTCGACCAGGTAGACGCTGCCGGCGTAGATAACCAGCGCATCAAACCCGACTGACTTGTCCAGGTAGATATAGCCTGCACCCACCTGTCGCAATGCCGCAGCGATTTCGTGCTCGTTTGCATCACGCTTCTGGCGGGTTAGTAGGGTTTTCATTTTTCATCCCACCTGTCAAACTGTACATTCCCGCACACCTGGCAAACCCAGCCGTTTAATGCTGGCGGAGCCGCTTCCAGTCGGTCATGCTGGGTACGCGTCCAGCATTTGGGACAGTACCGCCAGCCCTGATCGCACAGGGCGGCGAATGATTCCCTGATCATCTCGGTAAACTGTACAGTCTCGGTGCTCATGCGCCTGCGCTCCAATCCCCATCGTCTAATGCCTGGATGTATCTCTCATAATCCCGCCCGTGCTGAAAGGCGTCTAACATCATTTCGTAGCGGGTCTTCTGGGTGTTGTTATCGTCAAGGTGCTGGCGAGTTTGAATATAGTGGTTGTACCATTCATAAAACGGGAGTTCGCCTAAGTCGGTCATGAGAACCACGCCCCTTTCACGTCGTAAACTAATCTCATCATCGTATCCCGCGGACCATCCCGAAATTTTCGTACCCATAATTCAGTATCGCTCTTATCCTGTGGGCGGCTTGCCGGGTTATAGTATTCATCCCGATAGATCATCAATACTACATCGGCATTTTCTTCTATTTCGCCACTATCCCGCAGGTCACTGAGATTAGGTCGTTTATCCCCCCGCTGTTCGGTCAATCGGTTGAGCTGCGCAGCGCATAAGACCGCACAGCCGAAAAATTTTGACAGGTCTTTCATTTTTTGGGTTATATATCCCTGGCGTTTATTTTCACTTTCTCCTTTGTCTTTTACCAGCCTCAGGTGATCGATGACTACTAAGTCTGGGCGATAATCGGCAGCCGATTTCCAGATGGTCTCGGTTGTTTGTCCGCTGTCGATTATGCGCAGTCTATCTCCGTAGGTGTAAGCCAGATTTTCCGATTCTTGCTTAAGCCTGGCTATGGTCACAGGATCGCATTTACCAGCTCTGACGTCGCGCCAGGTAGTGCCAGCAAGTGGACAGGCTGCCCGTCCCCATAGATTGACTGCTGACATCTCCAGGCTGAAGATAAGCACCTTGCTGTTGGCATGAGCAACGTTCCGCCCAATCTGCCAGGCTAGCGCGGTCTTGCCCATCGAAGGGCGGGCGGCTAGTATCGTCAATGTTTGCCGTTCTAACCCGCCTATGCTGTTGTCAATCTGTGGGATGTATGTTGGCACCGATCGCACCCCCGAATCCACTATCTGCGCAAATTGAATGGATATATCCTGGGCGTCTGGCAGGTAGTCGACTTTACCGCTGGTTTGACCTGCCATGCTTTCGATCATTGTTCGAGCTGCCTTGTCATCGCCAGAATATACCGCCTTTGCAAGGTCGCCCATCATTCGGGTAACACGGGTGATATACTCGCGCCTGCTTATCTCTTGAGCGTATGCACCTGGAATATAACCGCCAAAGGGTATCCAGGTCGTCCATTTCATGAGATCACTTTGCAGTCCAATCTCGACGGCTGACTGAACGGCAATTTCTCTCATCAAATCATCATTCATATTTGGGTTAATCCGGTCAAGGACAAGCTGCCAGTATTTTTTTATGGCAATATCTGACAGAATATCGGGTTTTAGCCAGGCACATTGCTCAACCGCCGAACCTGGAGAGACGAAGACTACTGCGGCAAATAGCTGCTCGACTTCCCGCTGGCGCATTGCGATGAGTTCATTCAGGTCAGGCATGGCGCGCTATCCTCTCCGCAGCCTGTGCTGCAATTCTCAGCCAGTAATATGGCGGTTTTGGCAATCGATCATGAAATTGTCCATGACAAATGTCACATAATACGATTAAATCCGTAGGCAATTCATCGCCCAGATTGTCATAGGTGTTATGGTGGACGTGTAAACTCTCGATAGAGCTGCAAACCTGGCATTTATAGCCGGCGCGTACCAATGCATTATGCACCTGCATGCGCCATTTATCGGATCTTAGATAATCGTAATAATTCACTTGATCCTGCCTTCGCTGGTGTAGACTTCGCTTGCCATTTCAATCGGGTCATAATATTTATTTCCTGAATTTATATTTTTCCTCACCCAGTTGACAATTGAGCCAATGTTACTGATAGCATATTTTCCCCCTTTGCGCATCTGCTCGACTGCCAGTTTAATATCACCGGCATTGGCGTTTAATTTCTCTAATTCATGGACAGCCTGCATCCATTTCTCAGGACCTCCAACATAGGGCGGGTATCCTGTGACTGTACAAAACGCAATCGTAAGTGGATCAAGTTCATCGGAATTTTCGCCGCGTCTTAACGTGGTTATATGATGGTTAACTGATGGTTCGGGTGAACTATAGTTCACCACCCTGGTGAACTGGGGTTCACCACGTGGTGAACTGGGGTTCACCACCCCTGGTGAACTATAGTTCACTACCCCTAGTGAACTAGGGTTCACCACATTGGGTTTTTGTTTTTCACCGATCGGGATGGTGAGTTTATATAAATTGGTGTTGTTCTTATGGGTATCTTCTGTCTTGCGTCTCGTAATCTGAATAAATCCATTTTGTTCAAGCTCATCCAGGATGCTGATAATATATCTTCGTGTTACTCCGCATCTGCGCGCCAGACT